TTACTTCTCGCCCTCGACTCTGTATCGATATATCTTTCTCAGGTCGCGGACGGTCGAGTTGAGGTCACCCATCCAGCGTCCGGCGGCGTCGAGCAGGTTGTCCCACGTGTCGCCCTCGGTCGAGAAGATGGCCTCGAGGAGCCGTGCTCCGTCGTTGATCTGTGTCTTGAGCCACGACTCCATCGGCAGCATTGTGGAGCCGCCGCGTATCGAGTAGCCCTTGATGGCGCGTTCGAGCGTGTACTTGCAGCAGAAGCCTGCCACGAAGAGGGAGCCGTACGGCCCCAGCAGGCAGGTTATCACCCAGTCCTTCAGCTCGTCTTCCGGCGGTTCCTGGCCGAGTGCGTACTTGTAGAGTTCGCCCATCCAGTAGTATGCCGACGACAGGATGAAGTGGTTCAGGAGGATTGCCCGTCCGAGGTTGCCCCAGCGTTTGACCGAGTCGGGTCGCGCTATCACCTCGCGGATCGCCCGCGCCTCGTACTGCAGGTACTGCTGCTGTGTCGAGAGGAACTGGAACATGACGCGCCCGAGCTTGTTGCGGCGCTGGATGGATGTCTGGTTTTCCATCCTGCCCGACTGCTGGGTGCGTTCGATGATGCTCCATGTCTCGGCCATCGCGTCCTCCTCGGACATTCCGCGCTCGAGGCAGTCGCGGTATATGCCCTGTCCGACGACGAGCGCAGGCACGACGTCGCCCGCCTTGTTCGTCAGCATGCTGGCCTGCAGCATGCGCTTCAGTGTGCCTGCGCCGTTTTGCTCGAGCGCGTTCCTGACCGCCTCGGACGATCCGAGCATCCAGCGCGTCTTGCGCTGCTCGGAGTTCCACAGGTGACGCATGGCCGTCATGCCCTCCGGTGTGAACGCGTTCACCATGTACTTGGCCGTGTTGACGAGTCCTATCTCGAAGCCGAACGCTGGCATGGACGTGGTCTGCTTGGCCATGACGCCGACGTTGCCGCCGAGGGCGCACAGGGCCGTCCAGCCGCGTATCTGGTCGGAGAAGTACTGGACGCCTCCGGTGGAGCGGTCGTACGCGCCGTGGCCTGCGAGTATGTCGGTGATGAAGCCTTGCATCAGGTCGTCGACGGACGTGCCGTGGTTGGCCCGCACCGCCTGGCGGAGTTCGGTTCTGCCAAAGATGCCGCGCATCTCGAGTCCCAGCAGGGCGTGGCCCTTCCACTGCGCCGCCTCCTCCATCCTCGACGCCCACATTTGGAATATGTCCATCGAGGTGTCGAAGTCGCGTTCATTTTTGACGCGCGGCGTGAGCGCCTTGGGGAAGATCGTCCAGCCTACGCCTTCGCCCTTCTCGAGTCCCTGCTTCTCAAGCAGCATCTTGACCGGGAAGTAGTTCGGGAGCTCGGCGTATACGCCGATGCCGAAGAGCCGCTGGCACGTGTCGGACAGCTCGGTGCGGTTCTGCTCGTACCATCTTCCGAGCCACTTTATCATGTTCATGTCCGCAGGCGACATCAGCCGCATCAGCTTCTGCGCCTGTCCGACGCGACCGTGCTTGACGATGTTGTCGTGGTAGCCGCCCTCCCAGACGATGGACGTATTGCCGTCGTCGTCCTCGACCTCGACCTTGCGTCCTTCCTGCAGGAGCGAGACAAGGAGCTGCATTGCGCGGGCCTTGGTTGGCGTGACGCGCTTGCCGCCGACGGTGCCCATGAAGTTCATGAACCGTTCGTCAGGTGCCATCATCTCGGCCATCACCTTGTCGAAGCTCCTGCCGTATATGCGCTCGACGACGGAGTGGAATGCGTCGTTGTGCCTGCGCTTCTCGGCCTCGGCCCTGTCGCCGCCCTTCTGCACCTCGCGGGCTATGTAGTCGATGATGTTCTTCACCGCCGCCGCGTCCGCGTCGGACGCGTGGCGCATGCAGTCCTGCAGCAGCGATATGAAGCCCATGTGTCCGGTGATGAAGCGGTTCAGCGCGTCGCCCTTGCCGCCCTCGCGGATCGTCTTGCGCTTCGGATCGGCGAACGCGACCGCGAGGAGGTGAGCCGCCTTCTTCGTGCGGATGTCGCGGTCGGCCTGCTCGCGCAGTATCTCGTCCGAGTCGCCGCGCTCGAAGTCCTCCCACCACCTGACCGCCGCCTCGATCTCGCCGACGGGCTTGTAGCGGAGCGCGCCGAATTCGCGCAGCACGTTCAGCTTGCGTATCGTCTCGACGAATTCGCGGCTCTGGTCGACGTCGCGTCCCGCGTCCTTGAAGTCTGCCGCGAGCGCGTCCAGCGTCTCCTGGAGCTGTCTGGCTTCCTCCGCCGCAGAGTCGGGTGTGAGCCACATCGCGTGGCGCATGTATCTCGCGCGGAGTTCCGCCTCGGTCGAGACGTTGCGCTTGCCCTCCTCCTTGTCCGGACGGAAGCGTCCCTGCGCTCCGAACCTCTCGCGCAGGAAGAGATCAAGCCTGTCGCACATCTGCTGCTGGGTGTCCCATATGCGCTGCCTGTTGATGAGCGCACCGACGAACTCCATCTCGGAGAGGAGTCCGTTCAGCGTCGGCACGTTGTCCAGCTTCGCGATGTGCTGCATCGCCGTCTCGCGGCTCCGCGAGTAGGTGAGGTCCTTGCACAGCTTGGCGTATACGCTCTGTGCGGTCTTGCGGAGGAACTGCACGGCCACGCGGTCGCGCCATACGTCGGCGTTCAGTGCGAGGCCGTGTTCCTTTATCCAGTACCGGCGCGTCAGCTCGGCGACGAACTCCGCGAGGTGGCGCGGGTTCTCGAGGTTGAGTCCCGCCTTGCGCGTGGCGACCGCCACGGCCTCGTTCGCGCTCGCGGGAAGCGATTCGCCAAGGTTTTCGCCTGCCGCCTCGCCCGCCTCGGTCTTCTGCTGCTCCTGCTTCTGCGCCTTGCGCTCCTTGCGGATCTCGGCGTTCTCGTCGGCGTACCGCTTCGCGAGGTCGACGACTGCGGAGACGGCCTGCACGACCTTCTTGTCGACTTCCTTCTCCTCGGCTGGAGGCGTTGTGTCTTCCTCCGCCGCGCCCGCGCTGGCGGGAGGCGGAGGGTTGTCGTTGTCCGTGAGCGGATTTTCCGCGAGGTGCATCAGCGTCGCCGAGAGGTCGATGCCGAATTCGTTTTCCATTATCGCGGCGTCGATACCCGTCTGGACGCGCACCGCGTCCTCGACGACTCGGTTTTGCCGCTCCTCCAGTTCGCTCACGACCTTCTGCCCGAACACGCCGAGGCTCTGTCCCCTGCGGGCCTCCTCGTGCATCTCGTGTCCGAATTGCTGTCGCATTGTCTGCGGTAGGTGTTCGAGGATGAGCGAGTCGCTCACGCCACGGTCGAGGTCTTCGCGGATCTTCTTGCCGAACCTCTTCGCCTCCGAGAGGACGCGCAGCGATTCGCGTCCGACATCCGTCGAGTTGTATTCAGGGTGGAGCCGCTTCATCAGGCGCTGCACCGTATTCACCGTCACGGCCTTGTCGGAGAACTTGCCAGTCGTGCCGAGCGCCATCTTGACGGCGACAGCCGCCGAGAGGAGCTCAGTGTCGCTCATCGAGCGTAGCTGCGGATATATCGACGGACGCGCCGCCTCGGTCGAGTAGCGGACGCCCTGGTCGCCTAGACCGTTGTCGCCTCGTAGTCCATTCCCAGCTGCTCGCAGAGCCACTGGTCCGTTTCCTCGGCGTCCTGCCGCAGCTCCACTATCTCGTCCGGCGTCAGGTTGTAGGGTCTCTGCTCGTACGGAACCTTCGCCCGCTCCTCCTTGCTCATCTTGAGGTATGTTTCGTACGGAACTTGCGAGCTGCTCCCGGAGGGTGTCGGGCTTGAACTTGCGGAGTTCGCGGGCTTCCGACTGGGTGAGCTCTTCGACTCCCTTTGCGATTCCTGCTGCTTTGAGTTGTTCATCGATGTTCTTTCCGAATTTCGCGTACAGTCCTTCGACCGCATCGCTAGTGATTGACAATGTATCAGAAAATTGGCTCGCAGTCAACGTGGTGGCCGCGACGACCTTTCCGCCGTGCGTCTGGATGTGCTTGCGGAGCTCGTTCAACGTGCCGCCCTGTGTCACGTGGTCGTCGACGATGATGTATTCGGCTCCGCGCTCGACGGGTCCGTCGAACGCCGCACGGCGCATCATGCGCTCGAGCGCGTTCGCGCCCGTGTGGTTGGCTCGCACCGTCTGCACTATCTTTTTCGTGAGGCGCAGTCCAGTGATTTTCGACGCCATTCGTGCGTAGGTCTCGGGCAGCCGGTTGCGGCCTGTCGCCTCCTGCGCGTGGACGAATGCGATGATCGCGTTCGGGTGCGCCTTGGCGAGCGAGCGCAGCTTCTCCCATCGCGTGTTGCGTCTGCCGTCCGTCGGCTCCTCGCCCATGATATTCCGGACGAGCTCGAGCGCCGCCACCCTGTCGCCGGCCTTCGCCTTTTCGTGGAGCTCCGGCCACTTGTTGTTGATGCCCTTGAGCGTCGTCTGCAGGATGACCTTCGGGAAGTCCTTCGGCCACGGGCTTACCGCTGCCGTCGAGTACCGTCCCGGCTCTATCACGCGGTCGGTCGCGAGCGTTCCGTCGTCGGTGCGGTGCGTGAGGACGACCGTCTTGCCGTTCCTGATGAACTTCGCAAGCGCGGAGTTCAGGACGTAGTCCGGCACTCCGCACATCGGGTTGCCGTTGCGCGTGGTCAGCGTCGCCCCGATGATCGGTGCGGCGGTCTTCGCGTCGTCGCCGAACGCCTCGTAGAACGAGCCTATCTTCACCAGCACGACGGCGTCGGGGTCGAGCCCCTTCTTCGCCTCGGCCAGCGCGTCGCGTATCGTCATCGCCTTCGTGAGCGCGGACACCGCCGAGTGGCGCGTGGCGGCTTCCTGGTTCGTGTCGAAGGCTGTCTTGTCGTAGTTGGCGAGTATGTCCTTCAGCGCGTCGAGCGCACGGTCGTACTGTTCGTTCGGCCTCTCGGCCTTGTCCATTCCGAACAGGGCGCGGAACATGTCGACGATGGAGTCGATTGTTCTTTCCAGCCAGCCTTTGCGCTCCAGCCTCTGCCTGAAGTCCGGGTTCGACAGCTCCGCCACGAATTCGTGGAGGTTCGTTGCTCCGTATTCGCCCTTTATCCATTCGAGGTTCGCGTTGTATGCGGCCCTCAGACGTCTCACCGCGTCGTGCAGTTCGTGCGGGAGCGCTACTCCGGACACGCTCGCTTCATTCTCCGAGATGTCGATGGCGTATGAGGTTACGCCGTGTATCAGCTCGTGGAGGATTGTTCTTGCGACACTCTTCTCTCCGTCGCGGTCGATGACGTCGGCGTGGAGGACGATGTGTCCGCCCAGCTCGTACGCGGCCTCGTCGCCGTCGTCTACGCGTCTATGGTCGATCCTGAAATCGACGCCGAGCTTTTCAGCAGTGTCGAGAACGAGGGTGAAGAGTGCCCTCTGCTTTTCATCCGGCGCAAACGCCTCGAACGCATCTCGTATGACTTTAGTCCCAACAGGAGTGCCAGCCTCTCCGTCAATCTTGATGCCGTGATTTTCGCCAAGGTAATCGGTGAACGGAGTAGATACCCTACCCACCATCCACGGCGATCCGTTACGCAATCTATGTTCAGTCGTGCCATCGCGGAAGATTGTACCATAATCTGCGGCGATTGAGAAGCGCTGCTGGCCGTCTACCCACTTGTGGTCTACGCGGATGTTGTCGTCGCGGAAGCTGACGTAGTTCCAGCCGACCTCGTCGCCGTCCTTCACGCCCTTGCCGAACGAGTCGGCGGGGTACTTCACACCGTCGATGCCTGCGCGGACGAGGAATTCGGAGGCGGCCTGCGGCGTTCCAAGTATGCGGTCAAGCGCCCAGTACAGCTGCTGTCCGTCTTTTATCGGATAGTTCCACTCGCTACCGACCTCGGCCAGCCTGCCACCCTTAAACGTCCATTCCTTGGTACCGTCCTCTGCGCCTTTGTATCTCGGCGTGTGCTCCTTGTTGAGCTGTTTTATGACCTTCGCTTTCTGCACAGTCGGGACCGGCTCGTACCACAGCAGCAGATGGCTCTCGTCGCCCGGCTTGCGGTCGGTGAAGAACGTCTGCTCGTAGATGTTGCCGTTGTCGGTCTTGATCTTGTTCTTGGGGTTCTTCAGCCAGGACAATGCGGACTTGTATTCCCTTGATTCTTCATTGTCCGAATCGTTGCCGTATTCGTCAATCAGCCCTTGGAGCCACTGGATTGCGGAATCCCTGGTGCCTTGGGGCGAATACAAAACTGCCCGAACTACCATTCCGTATTTCTTGTCCAATATGGCTCGCTTTTCGCCATTCAGGATAAGGGATGCGCCGGTGCCCATTTTTGCATACTCTTCCGCGATGCCGCGCACGGAGGAGCCGTAGAGCCCCCAGCCGTACACCTGAGATCCCTCGCCCGTGCCGACCATGTGAAGCGACGGCTTTTCGTAGTCGGCCATCGAGCCGGTGAATACGCCCGCGACCGAGTAGCGGGTTGTGTCGGCCAGTGCACGGATGTCGCGCTTCACCTGTGCCGCCGCTCTCGGATCGGTGAGGTCGTACCGCTCGGAGCGGATTTCGCCGGTCGTCCAGTCCTCGAGCACGAACGTGCGCAGCGTCGGATACGCCTCCATCGCCGCGTCGAAGAAATTGAGCATGTTGCGGATCGTGTCCGCCGTCGGCATGACGCCGAACTGCAGTCCGGTCTCCTTCGGGTTGCCCTTCAGGTCGAAGATGCCGCCTGCGACGCGCACGAGGCCAGCCTTGAGCGCGGCGTCCACATACGGCTGGGCGTCGCCGTCGAACTTCGTGAGGCTCTCGGCCTCGCCGAGGTGCTTCTTGGTGAACGCCTGGGATATCTCCCAGTGCTCGCCCATCTGCTCGTAGTCGAGCCAGCGTCCGTCCGGAAGGATGTACGCGGCCTCCTTGGGGTCCTGCGTCGTGCCGAAGTATTCGACCGCGCGGTCTATCTCGCGCTTCGACATCGGCGCGACGGTCGAGTAGCGCACGTCGCCCATCGTCGCATCGCCCCTGAGTCTCAGCGGGATCGCCTCTCCCTCGAACTCGTCGTCGAGGAACGTCACCTCGTCGGCGGCCTTTATGCGGTTCGCGCCGGGATTGTCTTCGCGGTCGAACACGATGAGGATGTCGGTCTTGATGTTGTGGTTTTCGTCCGTCGGCAGTATCTCGAGGCGCTCCAGCGTCTCGTCGCCCGGCAGTCGGAAGCCCTGGTCGTCGTATGCGTTCTTGACGCGGATGGAGTCGTATCCGTCCTTGTAGGCCTTCTTGACGAGTTTGATGAAGTCGTCGAGGTTGGTTCTTGCGCCCGGCTTGTCTTCGTCGATGTCGAGCATCCGTCCGGGGTTGACGTAGAATTCGCGCGTGTTGGGATTGCCCTTGTCGTCGAACTCCTCGTCTATCATCGCGCCCAGTGCGGCGTAGTTCTGTGCCGTGCCGTGGCTGTAGGTGAAGTATGCCGCAGGCGCTCCGTGGTGCCTGTCCGAGAATTCGAACCTGTTGAAGTCGGGTCCGTTCGTGCCGTGCCACACCCTCTCGGTGTATCCGGCGGCCTTCATGCGCCTGTCGAGTTTGCGTCGGCGGTCGGCGAGCCAGCGCTTCGCGTTGGACGATATGTTCGCCGCGTACTCGGCTATTTTGCGCTCGCGCTCTAGGCGGACGGAGTAGCGGCGGTCGCCTTCGCGTCCTCCGTCTCCACCAGTCTCCCCAGCTCGCCCGCCTTGTCCTTCAGGCTCTGCGGCCACTCCGGATACGGCAGATCCAGCGCCTTGTTCTCCTCGTCCGTCAGCGGCTGCTTCAGGTCGAACAGCACCGCCACTCTTGCCGCCCTCTGGTTTTCCGTCAGTTGCATCTTGTATCTCCGTTGTGTTGACTTTGTGGTGTACGCCGAGAACCTCCTGGCGTCCGGCGACGCGGCCTGCGACGTCGAAGTTGCTCAGCGTTTCGGTGATCGAAAGCATGACTTCCTGTTCGCGCTCGAACAGGCTCCGGCCTCCCGAGAAGAAGTCGGTCTGCAGATCCGGCTGATAGTCTTCCTTGTTCCACCATGCCTCATCAGTATACACTATCGCGTCGCCCAAATCCACGAGATTCTTCAGGAATTTTTCCGTGGCCTTGTAGCTCCAGTTGTCCGGCACCTCGTCGAGCCCGAGGATGGTGCCGAGCTGGTAGTCCGCCGTGCGGTAGTATGGCGGGTCGGCGACGGCGACCACATTGTCTCCGTGCGGCAGGTCGTCGTTCTTCGCCGCATCGCCCGAGCGGTATTCTATCGTTCCGCCCCGCGCCTTGAATTCGTCTGCGGCCTTCTTTGCCTTCTCGCCGTCGGCCTTGAGGTTCTCGAGCGCACGGTCGACGCCGAGTCCCGTGTCGTTTATCGGGTTGCCGTTCTCGTCCTTCGATGTCGCGAGCATCGTCTTCGCGCAGTCGATGAATGCCTGCAGCGCGGCCCTCTGCCGCTCATCCTTTATCTCGCCCTTTACGATGGATTCCACCTTGTTGGCGATGGTTACGGGCGAGGACGAGTTGTTCGCCGCCTTGCGCAGGCGCTCGAACACCTCCTCCGACTTGATGATGGCCGCCGCCTCGGACGCGACCTCGCCGCCGATCTCCTGCAGGAGCCGTATCTTGCCGAGCCTGTCCGGGTCGAATTCGTTGATGACGAGCTTCTTCGCGTTCGGGAAGTTCTCGAGCGCGTGGTAGAGGCCCCAGCACCCGCCGCCGCCGAAGTAGTCCACGACGGTCGTGTAGTGCTCGCGCTCCGTCTTCGACATGACGTTCCTGATGGCCTGCGTTGTGCGGTCTGCCATCTCCGTCTTGTTGCCTTGGAAGTGCGGGAAGATGTCGTTGTGCTTGGTCGCGGGCGGGTTGTTGATGCCGAGTCCCCGCCCCCTCTCGTCCTGCGCGGACGGTGCTGGCGGCTTGCGCACATCGTATGGCGCTCTCAGGAGGTTCCATACGCCCGGAGGCAGCATCTTGACTTGCGTCGTCGCCTTGCCTTCGGCGTCCACCTGGTAGGCTTTCATGCCGGTGTTGCCGAAGCGGGACGCCACGGGCGGCGCAAACTGCGTCGAAACGGCCTCTCCTTGCGTTCTCAGCGTTTCGCCCTGCTCGTTGCCTGTCTTTTCTGCGGAGGGCGTGGAGGCCTGTTTTTGCGGCTCTGCGGCGGTTGCTGCAGGAACCGGCATTTTCGCCGCGACTCCGAGGAGTTCCGCCGTCGTCGCTGGCTGCGCCCCGAAGAGGTCCACGGTTTCGGTGTTGACCGCCTTGGCGTTCGCGATATAATCGGTAATAAAGTCTGATATGTAGTCAATTACGCGCTTTTTGCCTGCCGCGCTCTCGATATCCTCGCGGTCGAACGAGCGCATTTCCTCCGCTTTTGCGAGCATATCGCCCAGTAATCTCGTCTCTGCGGACGGGACGCGGAACATGTCGCCCTGCGACATGAAGGTTTCCCACGAGAGGCCGCGGATGCGGTGTCCGTCCTTCGCGGTTTCGCGCCAGTCGTGGCGCGTCTTGCCCTTCTCGACGCGGCTCGTCTCGTCCTTGTCGCGCCATTCGGTGAAGAGCTGCAGGGCCTCCGCGAGCGGTTTCCTCAGGTCGTAGCCCGGTTTCTGCTCGGCGAGCGCCATCAGCTCCGGCGTCATCTTCATGAGCGCCCTCAGCTCGGTCGCCATGTCGAGCCGTCCGGCGTTGGACATTATCTTCTGCAGGAGTGCGTTGGAGCCGGATCCCGCCAGCAGCGCGGCGAGCGCGGCGTTCTGGATTCTCGTCTGCCCCTCCTCGGTCAGCATGCCGTCCTCGCCGACCATACCCTGTGCGCCCGTCTCCTGGCGGAACTTTCCTATCGCGTCTCCGCTCTTCGTTTCGTCGATGCGTCCGTCCGGACGGAACTCCATGCGCGGCAGCAGGTTGTTGTCGACGAGTATCTTCGCGTCGTTCTGCGCCTGCTCGCGCACATTGAAGCCGCGATTCTGCGATTCGTTCGCGAGGCGCACCACCTCGTGCTCGTCGGCCTTGCCGTCGGGCGACTCGATGCGCTCGAGGATGAAGACCGGTATCGGCCTCGCCACATCCGCCCCGACCTCGATGCCGCGCTTCGCCGCGTCCTCGCGCACGAATCTGTCGAGCGCCTCCGCCGTGCCCTTCTCGTATCCGAGCCTCACGCCGTTGACGCGGTGGTTGCCGATGATGACGTCTCCGTTCGGGAGCGCCCACACGATGCCGTTGTTCGCTATCGGCTGCACTGTTCCTATCTGGAGCGGATCGGGATTCGCGCCGATCTTCTCGACGAGCGCACGGCTCTCCTCGCTCTTGTCGTCGCGGTTCTGGTTGCCACGGTCGTGGTACTCCGCATCCGTCGAGGTTATGAGGCCTGTCTTGGCGTCCCTCACCTCCAGCCGCCCGACGAGCTTCACATCGCTGTTCGGAAGGCCTATCTTGTAGAACCTCTGGTTCGGTGTCGATGCGTCGGCGGGTTTCTCCGCTGTCGCAGGCTCGACCGGTTTTGTTGCCGCTGGTGTCGCCGCAGGCGCGGCAGGCGTTTCCGGAACCGGCTTTGGTGTTTCCAAATCGGCGGTTTTTGTTTCCGCCGCCGCTTCGCGCTCCTCCGCCTCGGCCTCGGCCCTGTCCTTTTCTGTGACCTCTACCGGCATCGCGCTCGTTGTCGCGCCCGCCTCGCCCTCCGGAACCTCCGGCGTGACCGCCCTTAGTTCGACGCCGAGCGAGCCGCTGCCGAGTTCGCCGCGCAGCACCTTGTCGTAGAGTTCTTTCAGCTGGAACGGCTTGCCTGTCTTGGGGTCCGTCACCTCGTCCTTGCCGCCCAGCTCGCCGATGAAGTCGATCAACTTTCCGGCCCAGCCGTCCATCAGCTTGTCGAAGCGCGACGAGACCGCGTGGCTCACGTAGTGTCCGCTCGCGTACTGCTCCATCTCGTGCGCCATCTTCTCGTCGAGCTCGACTTCCCAGTCGTCCTTCGTCACATCGATGCCGACGGATTTCGCGAGGTTCTGCACCTCGCCGTCGTCGAGCGCAGCCCTCGCGAACCGCCACAGGCTGTGGAATGTCTCGTGGCGCACGGTCGCCTGCGTCGCCGCCGGGCCGTAGCCTATGTCGGCGATGCGCCCCGAGGCGAGGCGTATCACGTCATCGGCGTTGACGCGCACCTTCTCTCCCTTCGCGTCGGTGAGCTCGAACACGCCGCCCTTGCCTGTCGAGAATCCGTTCACGCTCATCTGCGCCCGGAGCGCAGCCGTGTATCTCTCCGCATCGGACATCTCAGCCCATCTCTGTCCGAGTGTCCCGGTCTCGGACATTCTGGCGTCGTAGCTCTTGCCGAACGCGCTGTCCGCCTTGGCCATCTTGTCGGCCTCGGCCATCAGCTCCGCCGATATGTCGCCGATGTGGTAGGCTATCGTGCGCTCCGTGCCGTCGCCGAGCTTCACCTTGCCGGAGTAGACGCCGAGGTCCGGGTTGGACGCGAAGCTGCCTTCGACGTATCCGGGAAGGAGTGTCTTTATTGTCGTCTCGTCGATGTCGGCGAGCGACATGTTGATTGAGCTCCACGCCCTCGCCTTGGGCGAGAACGCCGTCATCTCCTCCTCGACCTCGAGGTACTGCGCCAGCACCTCGGCGGTCTTGACGTCAACTCCCGCCGCGTCCGCGACCTTCTTCACGGTGTCGCCGCTCTCCGACTGGCGGAACGCCCTTCTTGCCGCTGTGATAGCCTCTTTGAATCGGTTGGGGTTCTTGTTCGTCTCTCCGCCCTGCTTGCTCCAGAATTCCTCCATCGCGGCGTTCACTTCCACCGACCGCTGTATGTAGTCCGCCAGCCCGATGTCGTAGTCCGTCGCGCCCTGCAGCTCGCCGAGCGTCCGCGCCGCCGCCATTGTTGTTCCGGATCCCGCTCTGCGGTTCGCATGCCTGGTCAAGATGTTGTGCGTGTGCTGACGAAGCTTGGCCATGCCGACGCTGTCTAGGCCGAAGCCGACCGAGGTCGGCAGGGATTCTATCGTGGTGTCCACGAATGTCGCCCAGTCGTTCGGAAGCGTCTCCGCGAAGCTCTGCCAGAACGCCTTGGCCGTCTTTCGGTCTGTTTCGTTCAGGCTTTCGCACAGCGCATCGAACGCCTTGGCGTGTTCTATGACCATCTGCTGCAGCGGCTCTTCGATGGCTCCTTCGGTGATGGTCACCTTGACCATCTGCTCGAGGTCTCGCGGTATCCTGTTCGCGAGCCACTTCCTGAAGCCTGCCGCGCCATCCGTCTTTATTGCCTGCCGCGCACTCGTCCACATCATCGATTTGAGCTGCGCCGGCGAAAGCGTCGACTCCATGCCCGGCCAATACATCTTTTCGATGCCGGCGTTTATGAGCGCGACCGCCGCCGCCGTGAAAACGGATTCCTCGCGGCTTATTCCCGCCGCGTCAGCCGATTCGAGGTATTCCCTTGCGAACGTGCTCACCGCCATCGCTTCGCCTATGGCCCATTCGGTCGCGCCAAGTCCCGCCTCCTTTGCGCCCTGCAGCAGCGCCGCGTTCCTCGCCTTCGGAATCGCCTTGAGCGCGTCGGTGAGCCTGTCGACGGCTGCTATCTGTCGCTTGAGCGCGATGGCGGAGGAGAATTCGCTCAGCTTCCTCGCGCCCTGCCCTGCCTTCGCCGCGCCTTCCACATCCCTCAGCCAGCCAAGACGCAATGCTGCGGCTATCGCTTCGCCCTGCGTCTTTGCTTCGCTTGCGATGGCCATCTCGGTTCTTGCGCCCTTGATTGCGCCTATCGCACCCTTGGCGGCACCTGTCACCATCTTGCCGCCGCGTGTCATCGCACCGTATGGCACGAGCCATAGAAAGTTCTCGGCGACGCCCTGCATGAGCTCACCCACGAATCCGTCGGCTTCTGGAAGCGGCTGCTTCATCGCGCTCTCCGCTCTGGACAGCGCATTGTACGCCGCGAAGAAGTCCTTGCGCTCCTGTTCGTCCAGCGCGGTCTTTGCGTATATGGTTATCGCGAGGTCTTTGCCGAGGTCTATCGTGTTGTTGAAGAATCCTGTGAACTGTCCCTGAACGCCGTACAGCATGAGCTGCAGGCGGTTCATCGCCGTGTCGTCCGTGAAGTCCGTCTCGATGCCGAGGATGCGTCCCTTCTCCTGGTAGCCGCGCATGAGCTTGAACGCCGAATACACCCGGTCGCGCTCCTCCTTCTTCTCGAGTGTCCGTATGTTCGCGACGTCGAGCTGCCCTTCATTGAACGACTTGGCGAGCAGGTAACTTGCGCGGTCGCTCAGGCCTTCCGAATACTGCAGGAATGTCGCGAGCGTCTGGCGGCGCGACAGCTTCTCATCGTAGTCGCCTATGACATCTGCGCGGTACGCCGCCTTTTCCTCTTCTGTCAAATCCTCGTAGCGCATCTTGCGCTGGGTCTCGCGCTCCATTTCGGTGCGGAGCGGCCCGAGCTTCATCGGCGCTGGTGTCAGTGCGTGGGTAATGAGCTCCATTGTGGACGGGCCGCGCTCGCCTTTCAGGAGGCTGCCCATCGTGTCGCCGAAGAACTTTTCGTTCTTTAGCGCGTATTGGAACTTCGCTTCCTCATCCATCTCGCGCCACTTGGTGTACTCCGGATCCTCGATGAGGTTGTATTCGCCCTTCACGAAGCGTCTCAAGAGCTCGAGGTTACCCTGCATGTCCTTGGCGGCCCGCTTGCCGAACGCCATGCTGCCGTCTGTGTCGGCCATTCCGAACATTCCCTCGGTCACGCTCTGGTAGAGCGCCGCCGCCCCGATGTCGCTCAGCTTCGCGAGGTCTGTGCTGAAGAGCATGTCGGCGGACGCGTTGAACCGCGCCCTGCGCTCCTTCGCGGTCTTCTCCGAGAATTCGTCTCCCGCGCCCTTCTGGGTGAACGACGGCAGTTTTGGTGTCGTCTCCACCTTCGGTGCGACGCCCATTCCCAGGAACGCACGTGTGCTGGCCGGAAGTCTTCCGGGTTCTTCTTTGGTCTCCTCAAACATTTCTCTGCCTCCGCTACTGTTTCTTTTCGGTTTCCTCTTCTTCGTCCTCGCTCCGCTGCGAGAACGCGGCCTTGGCTTCGCGCTGGTAGTCCATCACGGTTCTCACGCCGGACGCTATGTTCTCGTCGATGCGGTTGGAGAACCATCCGTCCTTCAGCCATTCGACCTGCGCCTTCTTTATGACGGCCTCGATGGCCGCGTTCCTGTCCGCCTCCGGGCCAAGGTTGCGCAACGCGTCGCGTATCGCCTGGACATACTTGTACATGTCCTCGTGGCCGATCTTGATCTTGTCGTCCTCGCTCGCGCCCTCGGCCTGCGGCACGTAGTAGTCGGCGCTGTCGTCCTTCTGTGTCTTTGCGGTCGCAAGTCCGTCCGATCCGACCTCGCCCTTGAAGCCGAACGCACGGTACAGCTTCAGGACGGCGTCCTTCTCTTCATCGTTGAGCCGTGTCGCGAACGTCTTCTGGAAGCTCGTCGAGAATTCCGGCGAGACCGTCTCGGCCATCGTGCAGACCCTCAGCTTGCGCCATATCTGCGACTGGACGTATGCGGCCTCGGTGTCGCTGATGGTGCCCTCGGCCTCCATGAGCGTCAGCTGGCTCCACGCGGTCTTGAGGCCGTTCTCGTTCGCGTCCATCGCCTCCTTGAGCTCCTGCCTGCTGCGCTTCTCGGCCTTCTCGCGCTCCGTGTCCCAAGCCTGCTGGACGCCCTCCGCGAGCCGTTCCTTGCGCCCTGCGCCCTTGTAGGCGTTCTTTTTGCCGCCGTCCGCGTAGATGTTCGCGTTCGGGTCAGCCTTGAGCGCCTCGAGGTATTCGTCCCATATCTCCTCCTGCGCCACCTCGTCGGCCTTCTCGTCGAGCCGCTCCGCGCCCTTCGCCGCGTTCGCCGCAGCCGCCGAGCCCTTCGGCATCGTCTCCGAGAGGCGCTTCGCCTCGAACATCGACTTCTCGATCTTCGCAAGCCTGTCGGCGGGATAGTTGCCGTTCTCGTCGCGGATGACGCTTGCGGCCCGGATTCCTTCGTTTACGACCTTCTCGACGGTCTCGTTGTCCAGCCTGTCGAGTTCGCGCCGCCTCGCGGCGATTGCAGCCAGTATTCCGTCCTTCGCCGTCACCGTCTCCAGTCCGCGCCTGCCCGCCGCGTATGCGAACGGATCCTTTCCGGCAAACCTGTCGGAGAGCGTCTTGTTTGCGCCGAGGAGCTTCGTGCCTTCGCCCTTGTCGATGAGCGCCTCCATCTCGTCGAGCTGTTTGCGTCCCGCCGCCGATACGCCCTTCGACACCATGTCGTAGGCCATGCTGTGCATAATCGCGTCGGTGTTCGCGTCCACGGTCGCATCGTCGAGCCCGCGCACGACCTGCGACGCGCGGTAGGCGTCTATCATGTCCTTTGCGAGGTCTGCGTCCGTGAGGTTCCCCTGCCACGACTGCTGCTTCTCGTTGAACACGCCGTCTGCGCTCGCCACCTTGAACTGCTGCGCCTTCTTGAGTACCGTGTGCGACATCATCCGCTCGAAGGGACTCGTCACCGAGCCGAGCCTCAGCATCATCCTCTGCTTGGCGTCTCCGCTGTATCCTTTGCCGTCGAGGAACTTGCCGGCCTCGTTCCTGAAGTAGTCGTTCGCCTCGTCCACGACTCCGGAGAGCGCGTCGGTGTTGCCCGCCATGTTCGCCCTCGTGAGGATTCCTGCCTCCGGGTTCTCCATCCTCTCTCGCGTCATCCGCTCGAATTCGGCCTCCGCCTCGTTGTCGCGTATCATCGCCTTTTCCCGCGCCATGTCGCCTGCTATGGCGAACATCGCGCGACCGAGGTCCTGCATGCCGCGACCGAGGTTGTCCGCGCCGCGCCACTTGACCGTGGTGTCTGCGACGTGGTGCGACTGCGGCTGCGGCAGTCTCGCGGGTGAATTGAGTCTCTGCGGCTGCAGAGTGGTCGAGCGCGGTGTTATCGTGAATACTCCCATTTCGCCCTCCTTACGATTTGCCGTTCTTGCCCCAGACGTTGTATGCGCCCATTCCGATCTGTCCTGCGCCGGACATCGAGGTGCCTATCGCGCTCGTGACGCCTGCGTTGCCTGCGGCCTTGGCCTGCGCCGAGTAGCTCGAGGACGATATGAGCGAGTTGGTGACGCCGTATCTCGCCTGGTCTGCGGCGAAGAGATACCCTCTCGCCTCCTCCTCGCGGCTCCACACGGCCATCGCGGTGTTGGCCTTGATGGTGTTGACGTCCGCCATGTCCTCGATTGTCTGCGCCTTGAGGACGCCTGCGAAGGTGTCCGTCTCCGATCCGCTCACCAACAGTCCGTTGCCTGCCGCGTTCGCGTATGCCGAGCCTATAGCCGCCGCCCTCTGGCGCATGATCTTCGCAGCCTCCTGTTCGCCCTGGATCTGCTCGATGCCTTCCTTCTGCGCGGCCAGCTTCGCCTGCCGCTCGTATTCGGCGGCCTGCGCCTCCTGTGCGGCGGCCTGGTTCGCGGCGATGCGGGCATTCGCCTTGTTCGCCTCCTCCTGCGCCTTGCCCTGCTCGTACGAGGAGTAGGCCGATACGCCGACTCCGGCTGCGGACAGCACGAGTGCGCCTATTGCCATCCATTCTACCGGTTCTGCCATGTCAAATCTCCTTTCTTTGCTTTCTGTAGAGCCTGTGTTTCGCCCCGCGCCACATCATGTCGCGGACCGGTTCAAATTTCAGTATTCGTTCGAGCCATTTGCATGCCATCGGATATACCTCCGGCATCGAGACCGTGGCGACCTCCGTCACCCAGTCTGGCATCTCCTTCACGACCGCCCTCAGGACCTCCGCCGTGCGCTTCACGTATTCGAGCTTATGTTTGTCGGCGTGAGTCGTCGAGAGGTAGTAGACGTATCGCCTTGGCGACCAGACCGTCTCGTTCGGCATCGGGAAGCTCCCGATGTAGCCTATCAGCTCGCCGTCCTTCTCTATCGCCTTCGCGTTCGGGAGGTTCTCGATTGTGTCGAATCCGTCCGCGTCGATGTTGTGCTCGGCGGCGTCGCCCGGCCTTAAGTTGGCGTGGATGTACTCGAGGTCGGCGTCGGTGGCCGGCCTCAGCGCGAGTCCGTCTCCGAGCTCAATCCTCATCGCCGCCTCCTTTGAGGCCCTTCGGCTCCTGGTTCGCCATCTCTATCTGGTATGTGACCGAGAGCGACAGCACCGTGAGCGGCCAGTATCCGTCGCACGTGAGCCTTATCCTGCCGTCGCGCCTGTTGGCTCCCGTGACGGGTATTGACACATCCTTGGTGACGAGCTCGACCCATCCTTCGTAATAGTTGTTGTCGAACGGGGTCACTGTCGGCTCGAGGCTGGCCGTCCTGTCTTTGGATGCGTCCATTCCGAACTGCCCGATCTTGAATGTCGAGCCTTCGTTCACGCATATCTCCGCCTCGGTCGGATTCTTGATCTCGAAGCGTACTGTCTCGTGCGCGTTTGGTTCTGGCTTCACCGTCACGAGCGTCGCCGTAAACGGGCGTCCGATTATGTAGGTGTGTCCTGTACGGCGAGTCGTCTCCGTCTCGCCGGTTCTGACGTTCACCGCCGTGAAGCCTTCCGGAATCGTTCCCGTGCCGCCGACTTCGCTCATTTGATCCATTGATATGCAGTGCCGCACCGTGTCTAGCGGCGCATCCTCCTTGATCCTCAGGAGGTAGAATTTCTGCGTTGTCGGGTCGCTCGTGTCTTCAGCCAGGATGTACACGTCGGTCGTGCCGTCCGTCACGGACCCGTCGGCGCAGCAGTACCGCGCCTTGAGGCCGCCTCCCAGTTCGTGGTGGCTCCATGCGACGACCTCGTGCTCCTTCATGTATTCGAGCGTCGCGAACGTACCGTCCGCGAGCGTCGCGACCAGTATCGAGTCCGGGTGCTGCTTGTATGCGAGCGAGGTTATGGCGTTGCCCCTGAAGATGTCCTGCGACAGCACCGAGAGGTCTGTCGATTCGTATCCGTCCGTCGCGTAGGAGTATTTCGTCGCGATGAGCGTCTCGTCCGTCATGTTGGCGAATATCACGTCGTCGCCGACTACAATCGGCTTGATGCGCTTGGAGCTGCCCATCTGCGACTGTATCTTCGTGGATATCGTCTTGTATGTGAGCGAGTTGCCTGTCACCGGCGCGACAATCCACTCTCCCGAGTCGCAGAACATGATGAGGTCGCGGTTCAGGATCATGTGGTTGATGTCGGGATACTTCGTCGCCGGTAGCGTCACCTCCATCGCGTCGTCCTCGCGTATCGATTCGTGCGCGTTGAAGTTGTAGAGGTCGCCGATGCAGCTCAGCCAGAACGTGAACGGCTGGTCAATCGTCCTCGCGAGCGCGAGGCGCTGCTGGTACATCGCGACGCATCCCGGATACTTTCCGGTGTCGCCGAAGTGCGGCGCGTATGTGGGCGGCGTCAGGCTCGCGTCGGGCGCTATGTATTCGTCCACCAGCTCGTTCACCGCCGACTGCGTGTACTTGACAGCCCAGTAGCCGCTTATCGTGAACGGGTTTCCGTTTATGGTCGCCCAGCCTCCGGACGAGGTCATGTTGCTGATCGTGCCTGTCGCGACTGTCGTTCCGCTGTCGGAGTATGCTGTGAACGCGACGGACTTTACCTTCTTCGAGTCGCGGTTGTTGATGTTCCACGTCAGCTTGCAGTGCTGCGCCATCTCCTTGCGCTTGGCGTCGATGGCTGCGCCCGTGGATGATGCGTAGGGGTCTCCTGTCACGCTGTTGTCGTAGAATGTGCTCTTTGCCGCGTCCGGCACCGACAGGAGTCCGAGGTCCTGCGTGGTGTTGTCGTCGAATGTCACGACGGCCTTCACCGTCGAGCAGGCGCACGGCAGGAACTGTATGTAGTACCGCGCGTTCTGCACCGTGCCTATCGCCGAGCCGTACCATACGTATCCGATTGAGAGGGATACGATGTCCACGTCCTGCGCGGTCGCGTAGGTGACTGTGTAGATGCCGTTCGGCACCACGTAGCCGTAGCTCGTCGCGTCGTCCACCTCGCCCGTCTTCTCTGGTCTCCCGACGAATCCCGGGTCGCCGTCGATGTTTCTCGGTATGCCGTGGCCTCTGTATTCGGTGTATGCGCCCGTCTGCGACGGCAGCGTCGTGACCGCCGCCGTGCCGGTGTTGGCCGTGCCGGTCGAGGTTGTTCCGATGAGGCCCGTGTACGAGTCCTGCTTCTTGTAGATGTTGTAGTAGTCCGGCGCGGGGTTCTGCGTTGCGACGGTCAGCTTCACCGAACCGCCTTCCGGCCACGGCGTGTTGTATGTCACCTTGTACGGGTCGGAGGGACGCGACTCCACGCCGTCCTTCACCGCCGTCACGATGTAGTATATCGACTTCTGCGGGCCGCTTCCCGTCCACGATCCCGCCGGAAGCATCTCAGCGTTCGTTATGGTCGGCGTCTCCGGGAGCGTATCGTGTCCGCAGTTCTCGAAGTCCACTATCTCGTACCGCCAGTCCGTGTCGCCGTGTCTCGCGATCCGCGCGAACGGGAACGACTGGTGCGCCATGAACAGCATGTCGCCCGACTGCTCGGTCGATATCTGGCCGAAGTCCGATCCCGAGTACGGAATGTTGTCTATCGTGTCCTTCAGGGTTCCGTCCTTGGCGAAGACGTAGCACTTGTTGCCGTATTCGGATGCGGCGAGCAGGAGGATGTAGCCGTACTCGTTCTCGTATGTGAACGGCAGTAGACGGTAGTCGGTTATCTCTTGCGCGTTTAGTATTGTCGACACGTCCGCGATCTGCACCGTGCCGCGCCGCTTGACGATGCAGCCCTGGCGCTTGACGACGAAGTTTTTCAGGACGCTTGCGCCCGCGTAGTACTTCGCGAGGTCGGCGCGTCCCATGAGCCGCCTGTCGAGCTGTCCTCCGTTGAATGTCCTCTGCGATAGCTTCCAGAGCATGCCGGTCTCCTTTCTCCTTCGGCCTTAGTCCGCGAACAGTCCGTCAAAGTGCCTTGATCGGCCTCCGCCGTACAGCATGCTGTCCGCGAGCTCGTTGTCTCCGTACGCCTCGTCAGGCGTGTTCACGCTCTTGGCGTCGCATGCCTTGGCGTCCTCCAGCGCGTCGCGGTAGAGTTGCTCCTGTAGCTGCCGCTCGGACGGCTTCTCCGCGACCGATTTGGCCGTATCCGCCGCGAGCCTGAGTATGAACGCCCTGTACGCCTTGGGATGCCACGCCGCATAGTCCGCGACGTCCTTCACATAGACGATGCGCGTTATCTGCTGCGCGGCCCTTATTTCGCGTCCGCACACCTTCCACTGCGAGACCTTGCTGTCCGTTCCGTACACCGCCGACACGACGAGGCATCCCTTGGGCAGCGCCGCCACGAACGGGAACGCCTTGTCGCCGTCCTGCCGCGCACCCTCGCAGAGCACCTCCGCCTCGGCGAAGCTCCAGTCGTGGGACGCGAGCACCTCCTTGCGGGCGATTTCCTTGAGGCGGTCTATCTTGTCTGTCAGCGACTTCATACTCCTGGGCAGCGCCGCCTCGGACGCGAATGCGCCCCTGATGAGCGCCAGTACCTCGGCGTCCACTGGATCCGTCACGCTCGTCGATTCGAGGTCTGCCGTCCTCGCGGCCTTGAGTCTCGCTCGGTAGTGCTGCTCGTATACGTTCACCATCTCCGGCGCCATTCCGCATGCCGCCGCCAGGTACTTCGCGCAGAGCGCGATGTGTGCCGCCTTGGTGAGCCCGTCCATCGCCGCGATCTTCGTCGTGAGTGGCGTCTGCGCGTTCCATGTCGAGTCGATCCACTGCCAGTCGTGGATGCGCTCTATCTCGCCGTAGGCGTCCGCCTTGACCGCCTCTACGCGCTGCGTGTAGATCGTGTATGCGTTGAGGAGCCCGTCGTCTCCGCTCTTGAAGTTCGCCACAAGCTGCGCCAGCACCGGGTCGGTGTTCGACGCCAGCGACTGGTTGAGCTTTACCTTGCGCCATTCGGCAATCTTGGCGGTGTATTCCTGCAATCTCAACTGCGCGAAGTTCGCGTCGAGCCCCAGCGCCGGTGCGACATGCGCCGTCGCGAGACATTCCGCAGCGTCCTCGAGGAGCGGATCGAGCCCGCTCGTCTCGCAGGTCGCCTTCACCTCGTTCTCTGCCGCAACGCTCGCCTCGTTCACAGAGTTGGCGAACGCGGTTATCGAGAACGGCAGCGGCGCGTCGCCTCCGTTCGTCACGAACGGGAAAACCCGCCTCATCACTCTCTGGGCGATGGTGTAGAGGCTTGTCGCGCCCTGCTCATAGCTGTAGACGCGGACGTACGGGCAGACCTGCGCCACCTTCGGGTGGGCGCTGTCGGAATACCAGTAGTCGTCGGCGTCGGTCGCCTCTATCGCGGGCGAGAGTCTTACGGCGAACTGGTAGGCTTTGCCGTATTCCCAGCCGTTCTCGGCGTACGCCTGCGCGAGCGCGTCGAATGTCTGCGCCCCCAGGAGTGGCTGGAGCTCCAGCCTCGCGCCTTCCGGAATCGTAAAGTCGTTGAACTGCCATGTGACGAGCTGCCCCACCGCCCACCTGACGGTGTTTGTTGAAACGGCGAGGAGCGTCCTCGTCGTTGAGTTCTCTCCATCGACGGCGGCGATTGCCGCGAGCGAGACGGGGTTTGAGCCGCAGTTGTTCGTGGTCGGGTGGCATTTCGCCGTTATCGCACTCACCTTGTAGCCGACGTTGGCGAATAGCGAGCGACCAAGCGAGAACTTCCACATCTGCGATATCTGGCTTCCCGCCGCGTCCGACTCTCCGGTTGTTGCGAAGAGGAATGGCAGCGCAAAGTTGTTGCATACGGCGTCCAGCCCTTCGCTCAGATCTTTCACCCTAGCTTCCCTTAGCCTTGCCTGATACTGCTGCTCGAGGAGCGCCGAGGCGTTCGCATCGAGTCCGCAGGCTTGCGCGAGCTTCGCGACCACGAGCGCAATGTGGGCCGGATATGCGTTGTGCGCCGTCAGCGTCTGCGATGTTGTGTCAAGTGGCGCATTCCATCCGTGTGCCACATTGATTTCGCGGGCAGCCTCCGCCTTGATCTGCGTTGCCCTGTTCGTGTAGACTGCGAATGCGTTTACGAGCCCCGGATCGTCCGCCTTGAAATTCGCCAAGAGCTGCACGAGCACCGGGTCGTTTTCGGTCTTAAGCGATTTGTTGAGCGCGATTTTTCGCCACTCCTGAATCCTCGCCGCGTACTCCTGCTCCTTCAGCTGGATGTAGTTCGCGTCGTATCCGTTCCTTGCCGCCGTTCGTGTCTGGCAGAGCGCCGCCGCAGCCGCAAGCGCGATCTTGTCGAGCGCTGTTCCGTTCGCGATCTCCAGCGTCGCCCTGACCTCATCGCAGCACTTCTTCATCTCGCCGGTCGAGTTCTCGCCGGCGGCTATGTCCGTCTCGGCCGCGTTGCGTCTCACCTCCGTGACGAGCGCGTTCGACTCCTGTATCTTGAGCTGCACGAAGTTGGCGTCCATTCCGCAGGCTTCGGCGAGCTTGGCGACCGAAAGCGCGGTCGATGCGTCCTTCTTTGCGCCTGTGAGCGCCGCCGAGCCTGTTATGCCGAGCAGCTCCCTTATCGTCGCGTCGCTGTCCGACTTCACGTTCGTTGCCCTCTGGGTGTAGACAGTGAACGCGTTCAAAAGCCCCGGATCGTCGCTCTTGAAATTTCCCACGAGCTGGGCCAGCACCGGATCGGTGTTTGACGCAAGCGCCGTGTTTAGCGCATTCTTCCTGTATGTCTGGAGCGCCGCCTGGTACTGCTGCATCTTGAGCTGCACGGCGTTCGCGTCGAGTCCGCATGCCTGTGCAAGCTTCGCGACCGAAAGCGCGGTCGCGGCCTCCGCCGCTGCGCCTGTGAGCGTCGTTCCTGCCGCGATGCCCAATTCGTCCTTGACCGTCGCCTCGCTGTTTGTCTTTACCGCCGTCGCCCTCGCGGTGTAGACAGTGAACGCGTTCAGCAGTCCCGCATCGTCGTTCCTGAAGTTCGACACGAGCTCCGCCAGCACCGCGTCCGTGTTCGACGCAAGTGCCGTGTTCAGTTTCAGTTTGCGCCACTCGGCTATCTTGGCCGTGTACTCCTGCATCTTGAGTTGTGCGAAGTTTGCATCGTAGCCGCAGGCCTCGCCGTATCTACCCCAGCAGAGCGCCTTGGCCGCCGCCATGGCGAGGGCGTCGGGCGTAGTGCCCGCTGCGATGTCGAGCGTCGCCTTTACCTCGTTGATGCAGGCGGTCATTCTCGTCCCGGCGGGTGTTCCGTCGATGTCCTCGTTGAGCTTTGTCTTGCGGTAGTCCACGATCAGCTTGTCGTGCTCCTGCTGGGCGAGCTGCACGGCGTTCGCGTCGAGCCCGCATGCCTGCGCGAGCTTAGCGACGCTGAGCGCGGTCGCCGCATCCTTGGCGCGACCCGCGAGCGTCGTGTTCGCTGCGAGACCGAGTTCCTCCTTGACCGTTGCCTCCGAGTCGGATTTTACAGCCGTCGCCCTCTGCGTGTAGACAGTGAACGCGTTCAGGAGCCCCGGATCGTCGCTCTTGAAATTTCCCACGAGCTGGGCCAGCACCGGGTCGGTGTTTGACGCAAGCGCCGCGTTCAGTCTCGCCCTTCTGCATTCCGCTATGAGCGCGTTGTACTCCTGCATCTTGAGCGCGGAGAAGTTCGCGTCCAGCCCGCAGGCCGGGGCGAGCTTGGCGACACTGAGCGCGTAGGACGCTTCTTTCGCCGCGCCTGTGAGTTCCTCCCATGTCTCCATGCCGAGGACGTTCTTGACCGTCGCCTCCGAGCTGTTCCTGACGACCGGCGAGCGGCGCATATAGACCTCGTATGCGCTCGCCAGCCCCGTGTCGTCGCTCTTGAACGCGGCGACGAGCTGCGCCAGCACCGGGTCGTTGTTCGCCGCGAGGCGGCTGTTGAGGTCGAACGCCCGCGCCCTCGCGAGCTTCAGCTGGTACTGCTGCTCCAGCACCTGCATCTCGTTCGCGCCGAGTCCGAGTCCCGGGGCGACCTTCGATGCGACAAGCGCGACGAGCGCCGCCTTCTGCGAATCGGTAAGTGTCGATATGTCCAGGCTCATGTCAAACCTCCTGTAGCGCGGCCTCCACGACCGCGAGCTGTCCGGTCAGGTCGTTGGTCCAGATGTGCGATTCAAGCATCTCTCCGTAGGCTGTCTCCTTGGCTTCCTCGATCCTCGCGGCGAGCGTCTCCGCCGACACGGGGAAGCGCCTGTCGCCGCCGTCGAAGAATCCCCGCAGTGTCGCGAAGACCTCCTTCGCCACCGGGTCGGTCATTGTGTCAAGCTCCTCGTTGAACTTGACCTTGCGCCATTCCTCGATCTTCGCCTGGTACTCCTGCATCCTGAGCTGCACGAAGTTGGCGTCCAGTCCCAGCACCGGCGCGACCTTGGCCGTCGCCAGTGCCTCCGCCGCGCCCTCCAGTATCGCATCGAGGCCTATTGCGCCGCTCGTGCGCTTTACTTCGCTCTCCGCCGTAACCGACGCCTCGTTCACCGAGTTGGCGAACGCCTCCACGCTGAACGGCAGTGTCGCGCCGTCTCCCGCCGCTATGAACGGGAACACGCGCCTCATCACCTTCTGCGCCGTCGAGTAGAGGCTCGCCGCGCCCTGCGAGTAGTTGTACACCCTGACCGCCGGGCAGATGCCCGTGCGCGTCCCGCCGTTGTCCGTGTAGGAGTAGTTGGCCGAGTCTGCACTGAACTCCGTCGTCTCTATCGTCGGCGAGAGCTGCGCCTTGAACGTGTAGACCGGCACCAGCTCGTCGTTCTCGTAGAGCGACTGGAGCGACGCGAGCGTGTTGAGCCCCGTCACGAACTGGCAGACGAGCAGGTTGCCGACGGGTATCTCCACGTCGTCGAAGTGCCACGTCACCATCGAGTGCGCGGGATACGGCTTCTGCGTGTTCTTTGAGCAGGCGATCAGCGTCTGCGTGTCGCCGCTCTTCTTGAACAGCACCAGCTGGTAGTCGTTCTGGTCGGTGTTTGCGGAGTGGACGCGAACCGTTATCGCGCTCACGCGGTTGTCCACCTTCGCCAGCATGGATGAGCCGAGTTGGAACTTGCACAGCGTCGAGGTGCGCTGCGTCACGTCGGAGTTCTCTCCGGTCGTGCCGAACACGAACGGTATCGTGAAGTTGTCGCAGATTTCATCGATTCCGTCGGAGAGGTCTTTGATTCGCGCCTTCAGGAGCTTGTCACGGTAGAGCGCGTCCATCGCCTGCATGTCGGCCATGCGTCCCGCGATGGGCATCGCAAGCTCCCTCGCGAGGCAGTACACGAGCGCACCCCTCGCCCCCGCCGGCCACTGCGCGATGTTGTCCGCGCTCGACAGGCCGTTGACGAACCGCCAGCCGTGCGCACCCAGCACCTCGCCGAGCGCGACCGTCCAGGCGTGTTTGCACTTCTTCCACTCCGGCGACGTGTCGGTTTCCGCCGTTGTGGTCGTCGGGACGTCCAAGTCCTGTCTCAGGAGGTAGAACGCCTCCTGGCATACGTTCAGCTGCTCCTGAGTCCAGCTCATCTTACTTCACCCCTTCTATCACCTTCTCCGCGACGGTGCCCACGGCCTCGCCGACGGAATTTACGACCTTGGCGTTCTCCTTCGATAGGTCGCTCGATACGCGCCCGAGCTTCAGCTTGATCTCGCCTATCTCGGCCATCATCGACTCCATCTCGGTCGATAGCCCGAACATCCAGTATTCGACCATCCAGCCCTTGTCGGCGAGGAACGGCTTGCCCTTGTCGTCCGTCGCGATCTTCCCGTCGACGACGACCGGCTCCTTGTAGACGCGATCCACCGTCACCGAGCGGCAGCCGCACTGGACGAGTATCGCAATTATGAACGCGGTTATGATGAGCGCCTTGACGATCATCTCAGTCATCGTGTCGGGCCCTTTCCAGTTTATCCAGCCGAACGTCCTCAAGGCCGCCCATTCGAGCGCCGCCTTCCACTTCGGCCAGCCCATCGCCACGAGTCCGTCGCGGTAGTCTGCGTCGGCCTTCGAGCGCTTCATGCCGCCCAGGATTCCGCGATACACCGCGTCGTGGTAGATGGCGACCGGCATGCGCGTCGTCGTCATCGGATGTCCGCAGACCCTCCACAGGAAGCGCGGTATGCTCGCGCCGTCCGTCTCGAAGCCCGACGGTATCACGAAGTACTCTCCGTGCACCTCGACCTTCCACGGGCAGACTACCTTCCAGCTGTCCGTGCCGGTGACCGGCTCCAGCCTCGGCGCGTTCTCGTACGAGAAGATTCCCTTGATTCCGTTCATTTTCAGTTTCCTCCTGTTGCGATCTTGATAATCCATGTCACGAGCGAGGCGACCATGGCGCCGATGACACCATAGATGGACGACCGCACCGACTCCTTGCCGACGATTTGGTAGAGGGTTTTCTGTATTGCCTCCACCTTCGCCTTGATTTCGTCGATCTCCTCCTTGCGCGTCTCGTCGCGAGTCTCCAGGCGCGTCAGCGACGTCTTGATCTCGTCAAGCGTCTCGAACACGCGCAGAAACTTCCCGCCTGTCGATCCGGTCGTGTTGCTCATCTCTCCTCGCCTACCTTTCGATGACGGCGTAGATGACGCCGTTGGTGGAGCCTGCGCCCTCGGCGAAGTATACCGAGCCGGGCAGGATGTACTCCGCCTTCGCGACGGATATGGTGTTCGTCACCGTCGCGGACGCGACCGTGTTGGTGTGCGCCTTCGTCCCCGCGTATGCGACGGACTTCACCGTGAACGCCTGCGCCGTGCCGGTCTTGTTCGCGGCCATCACCGCGACGACCTTGCCCGGGCCGATGTCCCTCGGCTCCTGCGAGAGCGTCGTCACTATCGTGTCCGCGGCCGCCACAGCCGCAAACAGCCCCACCAGTATCATTATTGACTTCATTGTTCGTGCTCCTTTCTCGCTTACTCCATCTCCGACTCGGCGAGGATTTCGCCAACGAGGTCGCCGCTCACCTCCAGCGCCTCCTGGATGCGCGCGATCATCTCGGTGAACTGCGCATTGTCGCTCCTGATGTCCTGCGCCATCGTGAAGAGGTCCCAGTACAGCCCTCCCGCCGTGTTTTGCAGGAAGTCCCGCAGCCTGAAGTAGAGTCCCCGCTTGTTGAGCGCGTTGACGAGTTTGAGTTTCGAGTATACCTTCACTTCCATAGGAAGCCTCCTTCTATTTGTACTGCCGGGCTGTGTTCCTTTTTGGCCGCCATGAGCCAGCCCTTTCTGCTCATCAGCGAAAGATAGTCCCCAAGCTCCCAGTGCGCGGAGAGCTCGTCGATGTTCCTGGCTATTCCGCGCCATATCCTGCGGTAGAGCCTGATGTGATCCGGGTAGACGGTGAAGCCGCATACGTTCACTCCGCGCGTCTCGGTCGCGAAGATTTGCCAGTCGCCCTTGACGCTGCATCCGATACCTTCGAGCCACCGCTCCACGACTGGCCTCAAGTTCCGCAAGGTGTTCTTGTAGTACGAGAAGAAATTGTGGTTATCCATGTAGACGAATCCCGCCGACACGTTCTTGTACGACAGCGCCAGCGCGTACAGCGGCGTCAGCACGAGGTTTGCGAGCGCGTGGCTGAACGGGTATCCTATCGGCAAGCCTTCCCACGCCGAGTCCAGCACGACCTCGAACATCCATAGCGTCCGCCCGTCCTTGAGTATCGTCCTCAGGCGCTCCATCACGACTTCCTTGCGGATGTGTCCGTAGTATTGTTTTATGTCGAAGAAGTAGCACCAGTCCGCCTCGCCGTTCTTGTTCTGGCGGACAAACTCGGCGACCTCGCGCATCGCCCTGTGTCCGCCGTATCCGATCCTCGACGAGTAGGAGTGGTTGTGTATCCTCGCCTCGATGAGCGGGCCGCAGACGAGCCACATCGCTATCATCGCGATGCAGGCATTTATGGACGGCACCTGGAGCTTGCGCCATTTGCCCGACTCGAAGATGGTGTAGCGCGAGGGTCTGCCTATGAGCCCCTTGAAATCGCGCCGCATCCACCCGAGCAGGAAGTCCGCGTAGCTCCAGGACGCCTCCACCCTCGCCGCAGGTTCCCGCGTCGAGTTGTATTTGAGAATCGCCTCGAAGACGTTCTCGCGCGTCATGATGCGCTCGTCCGTATGTCCGTACCGCTTCATGCCGCCATTGTTCCCTTTTGCGCCAACCGCTTTTCGACTCGGAGCGCGTCCGCTCCGCCTACTAGCCGGGCGAGGAACCTTGGCCTTTCGGCCAATCCCCCTCGCTTTGGGCGTCTTTCACCGCGACCCTTAGCTCGCATCCGGCGAGGGGTGCCAGTCGCTTTGAGTGGTGTTTCAGGTTCAGATGCAGCCCGGGCCGCCGTCTTGCGACGGTGTGCAAACCATGTAGTTGAAATCGCCCTTGACGCTGAGTGAAGGCGCGACCGCCAGTTGTTGCCGTTCGAGTTGCCGAGCGCGTTGTTCGCGTTGAGCGTCACCGCACCGAGGTCGCCCCCGTTGTTACGGTTGTTGCCGCGCGCCACGAGGTAGTAGGACCGGCGGAACGCTTGAGCTGCTGTCTTATCTGGCTTCATCCCCATTTTTTCTCCGCCATAGAGAAGGTTTCGGGGCGGTATTTCAATCTCGCCCCTGACCCGCCCGTCGGCGCGTCGTTCGTCACTCCGCGCCGGTGGGTAGAAAGGAAAGGCGCGACCGCCAGGCGTAGCCGTCCGAGTAGCCGAGCGCGTTGCCCGCGCCGAGCGTCACCGCACCGAGGCCGCCCCCGCTGTCACGGTGGTTGCCGCGCGCCACGAGGAAGCAGGACCGGCTAATGATGGTCTTGTTCACCTGTAGCTCCCACTTCTCGCTGTCGAACGCCTCCGCCGTCTCGACCGCCGTTATGCAGCGGTAGAGCTTGCCGTCGTACACCGCGTACGCGTTGACGGCGTATGTAGCCGACGACGAGTAGTTGGCGATTGCCGACGGTGCCGATCCCTGCCAGTGCGCGTCCTTGGTCGCGTAGTTGACGTTCGTTGTCGTCTGGTCTGTGCAGAACAGCTTCGCGTCGCGCATCACCTGCGTGTCGTCGAGGCCTATGCGCTTGTTGCTGCCGACATTGAACGCCACCCAGCGGTAGCCGTTCGCCGTCATGTTCTCCACGTCCGACGAGCCCGGGTTGTAGTCCAGGCGGTCTATCGCCACGACATAGCGGTTGCGCGTAGTCGAGGTCGGGACGCCCTCGGCGTCCGTCGTGGTGATTCGCTCCATTATCGAGGTGTAGTTCGGGAACATGCAGCCAGGGGCCGACCATGTGCCGCCCTCGATGTCGAGGAAGTTGAAGTTGAATTCCGACGAGGTGCGGTTCTGCCCGCCGAGCTTCACGCCGAGGTTGGCGATGAAGTCGGTCGTGCCGTTTGCCTGCTGCGCCTGCGCGGGGTTCGTGTTCGTTGACACGCCTCTCAGCTGGCTCTGCGAGTCAACGCCGAAGAGCAGGTATGCGAGGTCTTCGATGAGCGAGATCATCGGCAGGTCGATCATCGACATCGCGCGGCTGTCGCTGTTCGCGGGAACCGTCAGGAGTGTCGCGTCCGTGTCCGGATCCGTCACGGTTATCGTCGCCTTGTTGACGTTGCGGCACCTTCCGAGGAAGCCCTCTCGGGTGTTGCCGACCTCGTTCGAGCCGTCCGCCTGGCTCTTCGCCATCGAGTAGGAGACGCCGCCGCAGGTGAGCGACACGTTGTTGATCGGATAGCGCGAGACGTATGCGTACGGAACCTCCTGTTCGGTGAAGCTCTCTCCGTCGCGGATGTAGCGCACGAAGGCCGAGTGCAGGTGGTAGTCCGGGTCCGCCTTGGTGTTGCAGAACCAGCGGATGACGCACTTGACCGTCTTGTGTCCCGTCGTCTCTCCGTAGTCGTTGTGTATCGGCACCTCGACGTCCTCGAAGGTCGTCTTCACGTACACCGGCGAGAAGCGCACGAACTTGTTGGTGATCGTGCTAGAGTCGCCCACGTAGTTGACGTCGACGATCTTCTCTTCGCCCAGCACCTTCAGGAGCGAGAATATGTCTGTGTCGGTCGCGCTGCCGTAGGCGAGCTCCTCCGTGCAGTCGGCTATCGTCTCGGCGGTCGACGGAACCGTCCACACTCCCACCTTCAGTCCCGCGTCGCGGACGAACGTGTCGTTCGTGTTGTAGTAGCCGAGGTATGTGCGCGTTCCGGTGGCCGAGGTCACCTTCTGCATGAGCCAGCTGTCGCCGGAGTCCGATGCCGTCGATGTGTACGGCTGGACGCGGGCTATCTCCACCGTCGTGCCGGAGCCGGACATCTGGTGCGTCCTGAACTGCACGGAGCGCGAAGTGCCCGACGCAAGCGTTATCTCCACGGGCGATGCGCGGTATGCGCAGGTCGCGGAGTGTCCGAGGACGAGCGAGACCGTCGCGGAGACCGGGTTCGTCTCCGGTACGGGCACGACGATGTTGGTTATGAAGTCCTCCAGCTTGTCGAGCGTCACCTTTAGCGGCGCCATCAGGTAGCCGGGAACCGACACCGCGACGTATGCGCCCGCGAGGATCTCGGCCCGCTCGGTCGCGTCCGTCGGCAGATCATACGCCGCGCCCGGCACGTTCACTTCCACGGTCATCAGCATCGAGCCGTCGATGCTCCACTCGGGACTGCCCGCGAGCGACGCGATTGCGGCGGGCAGGTTCGAGAGCGCCTTTGTCTCGGGCACTGTTCCGCCCATCGAATGCACGGTGTCGAAGCTGCGCGACACCTTCTGTTTCAGCGTCTCGATTTCGTTCAAGACGGCATCAAGCCCTGTTGTAGCCATAGTTTATCTCCCTTAGGGTTTTTATTATTAGTGCCGCAGCGCCTTCCGTGTTGGCGCGTATGGCGTTCGCGATGTATGTCGCAAGCTGTATGTTCGTTCCGGTCATGTCACACTCCCTCCAGTGCTGCCACTATGGGCGTGAAGAATTCCGTCTGCTCCTCGTAGGCGTCCGCGATCTCCGACAGGCAGTTGTTGAGTCCGCTGTTCTCTCCTATCCACTCCTCCTCAGTGCCGGTGTAGCCGTGCTTCACGGCGATCTCGTATGTGGAGAGGCCGTTTACGCCGTCTACGCCGTTTGCTCCGGTCGCGCCGGGTATTCCTTGCCTACCTTCCGGGCCGGGCATTCCGCGTTCGCCTTGCTGGCCGCGTTCGCCTTGGATTCCGCGTTCTCCCTGTTCGCCTTTCTCACCGCGTTCGCCTTGTTCGCCCTTCTCGCCGCGTTCGCCCTGCAAGCCGCGAATGCCTTGTACGCCTTGCAAGCCGCGTTCGCCGCGTTCGCCCTGTTCGCCCTTCTCGCCGCGCTCGCCGCGTTCGCCTTGCAAACCGCGCTCGCCTTGGATTCCGCGTTCGCCCTGTTCGCCTTTCTCGCCTTGCAGCGACACTGCCTTGCCGTCGGCATCGAAGTTGAGGGGTGCCCATTCCATCTGCGCCTGTCCGGACGCAACGATCCAGCGGTTGCCGGTCGCGACTATCCGCGACACGTCGTCTATCGTCTCGACCGTGAGGCTTTCGCCGTCGACGATGTAGGCGTCGAGCGCCACACGCGCCTTCGGGCGCTGCCTATCGTTCCACGTGTAACAATTTCGGGCCTGCTGGTTGTTCAGGTCGAGGACGAGCTCTCCCGAGTCGTCGTCCGGTACCGTCATCTGCACGGGAACGAGCGACCCCGCCCTGCGCTGGAACAGCACCAGCACGGGGTTCGTCCCTTCGTATCCGGAGAGGGCGACGCTCACCGTCTCTCCGACGAACATCGCGCCGTCCTGGATCAGCGTCCCGGACTTCGCGTCAACCTCGAATGTGACTTCCTTCGCCATCTCTCCTCTCCGTCTCTTTCTTTACCTGTCGAAAAGCTCTTCCTTTTCGGGCTTCGTCTTTTGGGTCTTCTCCTTGCCCTTGGGGTCGCGCTGCTGTCCGCCCTTCGCGGCGGGTTTCTCCTTGTCGGTCGGGAACTTCCAGCCGAAGCTGTCGCACCACAGTTCGGCGAGCTTCGCTATTCGCTGCTCGTCCGTGTATTTGGGGTCTGTCTTGTCCGACACCTCCGCCGGTATCGTCGCCCCGTCGTCTATCAGCCTGTTGATCGCCTTCATCCACTCCGTCTCGTTGACGAGCGAACGCTTGAACGCCTCTAGTCTCGCGTCGGACTCCTTCTCGAAGTCCGGCACCGGCGCGTCGGGATTCTTCACCGACGCCTCGTCGATGACGAAGTGCGTCCTTATGCGGAAGTCCTTGGCGTAGCCGTCGGCGAGCTCTATCTCCTCGCCTGGCGTCACTATGCCGAATCCGTCAACTTCGCAAGCCGATATGCATATTGCCTTCATTGCCCCTGGTCTCCTCTCGCGGCCCTTCCTTGAAATGCCCTCCGCCCCGTGGAAGGACCGTCTTCTTTCCGAGGCGGAGGGTGGTGTGTTTAACCAATCTTGGGCTGGGCCATCGTGAGGTCGATGTCGTTCTCGGCATCGTTCTCGAGGCCGACGGTCAGCACGGGCGCGAGCGCGTTGGTGCCGTCCGTGAACTGCGTCGTGATCTTCACTTTGACGCGCACGTACTGCTTGAGGCCGGTGCGCGGCAGGAGGAAGAACACGAGGCGTCCGTTCTTGTCGACGCCGGTCGCGCTGCCGCTGGCAGAGGCGACGTCGTTCCACGTCACCTTGTCGGCGGAGCTCTCCAGGACGACCGTCGCGGCGCCTGCGCCGTATGCGACTGCGTTCTCGAGCCACGCGGCGATGCCGAGGTCCTTGGAGTGGTCGCGGCCCCAGCGCTTGAAGTCGCGGATGTCGGACTCCTTGTAGCCGGTGAAGTCGTCGGCCTCGGCGACGGACCAGGTGAGCGTCGTCGAGGCGACCGTCGCCTTGAGGAACGTGCCCTTGGCGCGGGCCGTGCCGCCGACGGTGCCGTCGGTGGTGAGTTTGTAGATGGCTCCGGTTGTCACGTCGCTGTAGGTGAGCGCGGCCACCGTGGCGGCTGTTGCCTCGGTCACGTTGCATACTGCGGAGTTGTCGACAGCCTCCTCGCGGAGGAACAGATCTTCGACTGCTGTGTTGTGCATTGTCTTTTTGTCCTTTCCCTTTGTTGCCTTAGGCGACGAGCTTCTGCGCGAAGGCCTGCGACTCGTTGAGCCTGACCTCCTTGCCGAAGAGCATGCGCTTGTGGGTGGTGTCGATGTCCTCGTCCTTGAAGGCGTTCTGCCACTTCAGCGAAGCGAGGAGGATCTTGATTTCCGTCCAGAGCTTCGGCTCCATGTAGAGGATCGTCTTCTCGCCGGGACCCGCCTTGACGAGGTCGGTGAAGCGGATGAGCTTCTCAAGGAGCTCCTTCGCGTAGCCGCTCGCGGTGGCGATCTTGTCGACGGGGATGTTGACGAGGCGTCCGGCCTTGGTCGGGTTGACGACGTTGAGGCCGCCGTTCCACGTGAACACGCGCTCGAGGTACCAGATGGTGCCGCCGTTCTTGGGGTCCTTCTCCGGGACGCGCTCCATCTTCTCGCCGAAGTCGAGGCCGATGTTGGGCACGTCCTTCGGGTAGAAGGGCTTGACGCCTTCCTTCGAGAACGTGACCGCGAAGATGTCGCGGAGGTTCGCGATGTCGCCGGCGGTCGACTTGTTGCAGGCGGACGGGAACAGGTCCATCGTGCGGGTGGAGTAGTCGAGGTCGCTGCCGTAGGACGAGCCTATGGTGCCGTAGAACGTCGCGAGGCCGTTCATGCCCTTGATGTCCACCTTGCGGCTTCCGTAGAGCATGTCCATGACCATCAGCTCGCCGAGCGAGGCGACCTGGGCGCGGATCTCCTTGCGGAGGAACTCCTCTGCCGTGCCCGCCTTCTTGTGGCGGAGGTAGCGGTCCTCGAGGATGCGCATCATCGCGTAGCTCTCGCAGGGCGTGACGCTCTTGATCTGGCTGGAGCGGCCCGAGGGGACGCGCCCTTCGCCCATCATGTGGTGGCGGGCCTTGGGCTTGCCCGTCTCGTACTCCGCCTCATCGCGGTCGGTTTTGGTGGACGGATAGAACTTCACGTCCGATATGAGGTCGTCGTGATTGTGAATCTCGTCGACCACGATTCTCTCGATGCTGGACTTGTTCTCGAACGTTTCGCGCAGGTCGTTCAGAGAAATGCCCTCACCGGGGTTGATTTCATTAGCCATTTATTGACCTTTCTGTTTTTTGTTGTTTTTTTATCCCGACCTGCGACATGCGAGCCGGAAATCCCCTATTCGATTCCGAGCGCCTTGGCGAGGCTCACCTGCCCCTCTCCGCCTCCTGCGCCCGCGCCTCCTGGCGGCGTGTCCGCCTTGACCTTCCCGCCCACGTACTTCATGAGCGCGAGGAACTCCGGGTCGCATCCGAGCTCCGAGTTCCTTATGACCTCCCACATCGTGCCGCCCGGTTTGAAGAAGTGCTTCACGCCCGCGCCGATGTCGTCCCAGTCCTGCTTGTGCGGATACAGCTTCTCCGCCGCGTCGTTCATCGTCTTGATGTCCGCGATGCGCTTCTCCGCCGCAGCCTTCGCCGCCTTGACCTGCTCCATCGCCAGTGCGTTCGCGAGCGTGTTCGCCTGCTCCGGCCTGATGCCAGCAGCCTTGAGGTGCGGCAGCATGCCCTTCATCATCTCCTGCGAAAGCTCCAGCTTGTCGTCGCCCGCAGCCTTCTTCACGTCATCGCTCGTCGTGATGCCCTTCAGGTAGTCCTCGTCGGAAATCTCCTCGACGGGCTTCTCCTGCTGCTGGGTTTGCTCGGTCGTCTGCTGTTCGGTTTCCTCGGTATGGTTCGCAATGGCCGATTTGACCTCGGTCGTCTGGGTGGCCTGCTTCTGCTCGCCGCCCTTCTGCGCCGTGGTTTGTTCGGTCTGCTGCTGTTCGGTCGTCTGGGTTTGTTCGGTGGTCTGCTCCGTGGTCTGGGTCTGCTCGGTCGTCTGCGTCTGCTGCGTCTCCGCGCCGCCACCGCCTCCGCCTGCTTCGTCCATTAGGCGGCAGTCCTGCCACCTGAAGATGAGTTTATGCATTACTTGGTCTCCTTTCTGGCTTTTGCCAAAATCTCCGCCCAGTCGTCGGTCTCCCCTTGGTAGAACCGGCGCGTCAGCTCCGCGAACACCTTGGGCGCTCTGTTCGCGACGAGCAGCATCGCCTTGATGTCTCCGATCATCGCAATCTTGCCCTGCGTGAAGGCATCTATCTCCTCGGTGCCGTAGTTGAGTCCGCCGAAGCGCGTCTCCAGCTCCGCGAGGAACTCCACGAAGTCGTCGTTCGCGAGGAGCCTGTCGAACCAGTCCCTGCGCCTCTCGAGCTCGTTCGCCTGCTCGAGCGTGAGTTCGGGATCCTTCCCGCCCCTCTCGAACAGCGCGTCCAGTGTTCTCTTCTTCTCGCTCGTCACTTGAGTCCCTCCGCTATCGCGCCGCCCACGTGCGCCTTGTCCGTCGGTATCTCCCCGACCTGCTTCGCGGCAGCCGCCATCGCCGCCACCTGCTGCATCTGCGCGTTCTTCTCCATCGCGGCCTTCACCTCGGCGCGGTGCGTCTTGACGTCCTTGTCGTCCTTGTTGACCGTCTCGGGCACGTTCAGCATCTGCCCGATGAGCTTCAGTGTAGCGTCGCAGTCGATTAGGTCAGCCGGATTCTCCGTCGCGTCCTGCTTCATTGCGGCGAGCGTTCCCGCGAACGCCACATACTGCTGGACGCTTGTGAGTGCACCCGCCTTCTGCGCGAGCGCGATCTGCGAGACGTATTCCACCTCAACGCCGTTTATGATGCCGCTGTTGGCAAGTGTGTCCCTGTCCTCGTCGGTGAGCGTCGTCTTGTCGTTGTCGAAGGTGTATTTGCAGACCGTCTTCACGAGCGGGTCGAGCATCTCGATGTTGAGGTTGATGGTTATCGCGCCCAACTTCGCGAGGTTCTCGGTCTTGAGGTATTCGATCTCCGTCGCGGTCTTTACGCCCGGATTGTTCTTCTGTGAGTCGATGACCGCGAACGCGTCCACGTAGAAGAGCTGCTCCAGCTCTTCCTTCGACTCGACGATGCACTGCCTTGTGTCGCTCGCGTCGGGCAGCGTCTGGAAGATCGGGACGACGCGGTTGTTGACCTGCTCGCCCGTCTTCACGATGTTGACGCCTTTGCGCCCGAGCTGTATGCGGTTCTTGAACTCCGCCGTCGCGACGACCGGCTGCTGGCTCCTGACGCCCGTTATCCTCAGCTCATCCGACTTGAAGGTCTGCACTCCGCGAGCGTTGTAGATTCCGTCCACGCCGCGTCCGAGTCCGTACACGTCGCCCTGCTCGTAGTCGAGCCTCGGCGCGATGATGGGATTGTGCTTAAAACCTGCGACGCGCAGAATTCCGCACCTCTCGCCCTGGCGCTTGTCCTCTTTGCCTGCGCCCTTCATGAAGTAGACGCTCCGGTACTCGAAGCTCTCGTCCACGTCCGCAGCCTTCGCCGCCGGGTCGAACTTTCTTGCGAAGCCTTGCGTGTTCGGCTCGATTAGGTTCCAGAGCTCCAGCCTCTTGGTCGAGCCCTTCTTTGCTAGGTCCTTCACGTATTCAGGCGTCTTGTCTTCGCCGAACTCCTCGATGATCTGCTCGGGCGTCCACGCGAACCGCCTCGCGACGCGGTTGACCATGTTGTCCCTGCCGATGTCGAGCGCGTAGGTGCCTATTCTCAGCGTCTGGAACGAACATGTCCTCTCGGCGTCCTCGCTCACTATCATGCAGCTGAAGCCTGCCCACATCACGTCCTCGAACATCTTGTAGCACTGCGCGTAGGCGTTCGCTCTCTGGAACGTCTTCTCGGTCGCTGTCTTGAGGTTGTTGAGCGCGACCTTGACTCCATGCTCGAGCTTCTCTCCGCCTGTCGCGGGCCGCAGGTCGAACCACTGCCTCGCGGGGCTTGTCAGGTTCGCCAGAAATCCGCTCGCGCTCTTGCGCAGTATCTGCACCGGCAAGGTCGTCAGCATCCTGTGGTCGTCGTCGAAGCGCCAGCCGTCCGCGATCTGCTCCACGCCCAGCTCCAGCCCCGGCACCGCCAGCGGCTTGAATTCCCTCGCCGCCTCCAGCAGTATCCCTTTGCGGCGCTGGAACCGGGTGAACATGTCGTTGCACCGGCGGTAGGCGTGTTTGCGTATCTCGCGGAAGTCCTCGGCCATCGCTTCTTTCCTCCCGGGCCTTACTGTCCGAGCTTCTGCTTGGTGTCGGTTGTTGCCGCCGCGTTCGTTCCGGCATAGCGACGGAAGGTGCTCATGATTCCGCTCGAACGCTGACGCGCCTGGTTCTGCGCCTCGACTTGCGCCTCGGCTCCCGTCGATATCGAACGGGCCACGGCGCTCGTGACCGAACTTGAATCAGCTCCGGCTCCGCCGCTCGTTCCGGCGTATGTGTATACCGGCGTTGTCTGCTGCTGTGCCGCGTACGAACCTCTGGATGATCCCATCGTCAAGTCCTCCTGTTTTGCCTTGGGGCACCTCGCCCGAAGGTCGCGGACATTATAGCACAGGGTTTGAAAAACGCGAGTTTATACCAAATCGCGACAGCGATGTCCCGATTCGCCCTCCCGAAGCCGCAAATCGCGTTTTCGCCCTACGGCCCAGCGGCTTTCGTCCGCTGTTGATAACTTTTTTTGATTTTGTGCTTGACAGGTTTTTGGAAGTCGCCCGATTTCCTGTCTGGGAACTTATCTTGCGAACATTCCATCGTCCGCGTCCGCGTCGCCTTCGTCCTCCTCGGATTCGCGCGTCTCCGGCCACGCGAGCTGCTTTGCGACGAAGTCGTCCAGCACGTCCGCGAGCGGGTCGAGCATGTCGTCGTGCTTGGAGTTCGGCCATACGAGGTATTCGTCGTCCACGAAGTCCTTGATGACGTCGTGCGCTTGTCCGTCGTGCTGCACTCTCATCACCTCGCCGTATTGCGGAAGCCATATCCTGCGCTGGGAGAAGAGCGCCTGCAGCCTGAGTATTCGCGCCCTCTTGTTGTCCTTCGTCCCTCGCGGCACCGCGACGAGCGGGAAGCGGTAGTTCTCCTTGTTCTGCACGTACTTGATGTGCGCCACGTCGCTCATGCATCCGACCTGCTCCCAGAATACCGCAATCGGCCTCCACTTGCGGTGGAGCCTTATTATCGCCTTGGTGCGCTCGTCGAGGTCCATCCTGTCGTGTACGCAGTCGAGTAGGTAGTAGTTGCCGTCCTCGCCGAGTCCGATCACCCACATCGTCGTGAAGTCCGAGTCCTTCTTCTTCGAGTTGGCGCCATCCACGAACGCGTAGATGTTCATCGAGTTGCGTGGTGGCCTCTGCGTGTAGACGGTGTCGGCTATCCATTCCTCCTTGAACGCAGCTGTCTCGCTAGTCACGGGGTTGCAATCGAGGAGCGCCGCAGCCGAGTATGGCCCGAGTTGCGCTCTCTGCTTGCGGTACCAGTCCGCGTCGTAGAGCTCCGGGAAGAGTATCTCCCATCCCTCTCCCGTCTCGCTTTCGTCCGGATCCAGCCTCGCCGGAAAGACCAGCTCCTCGAAGCGCGGGAAGTCCTCGTCCTTGTCCATTGCGTCCTTGATCCGTCCGATGATGTCGTCGTTGTGCCACCTCGTCGCGCAGACGACCACAATTCCGCCTCCCGCGTTGAGGCGCGTCATCAGGTCGTCCTTGAAGCTGTTCCACATCTTCTCGCGTATCGGCTTCGACTCCGCCTCCTCGCGGTTCTTGCAGTAGTCGTCGAGCGTTATCAGGTTGCCGCCCTTGCCGGTGATCGCACCGCCGAGGCCTGTCGCGTACACGGTCGACTGGCTTCCGTTCACGCTCCACTCCGCCGCGCTCGCCTTGCCCGCAATCGTGATCGACGGGAAGACCCGCCTGTACGCCTCGGAGCGCACGATCTCCTGCGCCTTCGAGCTGAAGCCTTCGATGAGCGACGCACCATACCCGCTCATGATGATGTTCGGTTCCTTTGCGGCGCACCGCCCGAGGAAGAACGGCGGGAGCGCTCTTGATATGATGTCGCTCTTTCCGTGGCGGAACGGCAGCGTCACGATGAGGTAGGTCGTCTTGCCTCGCTCGACGTAGTCGTCCACCGCTCTGGTGAGCCTTGCGCAGATCGCTCTCGTGTGCCGTCCGATCCTGAGCGGCATCGGCATCCACCAGCAGTAGGTCAAAAACGGCAGCAGGTCGCGCGTCGCCGCGCGTCTCAGGAGTTCCGCCCTCGCCTCGATTGGCGTTATCATACGTCGATGACCTCCCCGGTCAGCGCGGCTATTTTCTTGAGGTCGTCGTCGCTCATTCCCTCTACGCCTCTCGGCACGTAGTTGTCGGCCTTGCCTCCGTCCTTGAGGACGTGCTCCTCGGGCGCGAACTGTCCGGTCGCCTTGAGGTATATCTCGGTGCCCTTCAGTACCGCCGGAAAGAGCGCCTGCTTCTTCCCTTGCGCTTCCAGTACCGCCGCTCCGAGGTTGCGCCTCATCTTCTCGGCCATCTCGCGCTCCTCTGCGCTAATCCGCTGGCCCTTCAGCTTCTGTTCGTCGAGTATCAGCGACGCGATGTCCTCGCGCCCTGCAAGCCGCGACGCTCTCGCGTCCACCGCGTTGATCTCCTTCGGCGTCTTCGGGTCGCCTCCGAAGACCTCAAGGTATGCGTCGCGCTGCGGTTTCCCGTACGCGACCTTCATAGCGAACTCGAACTCCTGCAAATTTGGCTGTTTTTTCACCCTCGCTTCTCCCCGCTTGCGCCCACTGACGAAATTCCCGCTTTTTGGCGCGCGGCCTCGTTTTCCTCGCGCACGAGCCGCACCGCCTCCTGTTCCTCGCGCAGCCGCGCGGCCTCGCGCCGCCGGTGCTGCTCCTCGGCCCACTCCTCGAAGCTCTTCTCCTTCCATTGGTCGACCCATAGCTTCGCTAGGTCCTTCACGCTGACCGCGTTGTCTATGCCCTTCCACTTCTTGCCTGCGTTCCAGCGAAGGAACCTCTTCGCCTCGTCGAGCGACGCGCCCTCGCGCATCGCGCAGGCCACGACCGCCCGCCGCGCCTCCTTCATTGCGGCCTTGTTTGGTATGAGGTCTCTGTCGTTGGGTTTGAATCCGTATTCGCCGCAGAGCCTGAGGTACCCTCCAGCATCATAGCCAATCTCGGTGACCTTGTTTTGGCGAGTGAAAGGGCTTCCTTTAGCCGAGTGATTTTGTCCCGCTTTCCCCGAGTTATTGACATATCGTGAAGTCAGTTCACCATTGACCGCCGTACATACTAACTTACCTACTGATTTTCTTCCTAATATACTTCTATGTGAACTCAGTTCACCATTTGGAGAAGTCAGTTCACCATTAACGGCCTCTTTTTTGGAAGTCAGTTCACCATTCAATTTTCCCAATCGTGAACTCACTTCATTATTAGCCAAGTTATCGACATGTGTTGACAACTCCGCGAGCGAGTAGACCGTCACCCTGTTCCTCGCTCCGCAGTTCCCCGTCCGGCTTATGAGCCCGAGCGCCTCCAGTCCCGTCAGCGCATCCGACACCGCCTTGTTCGAGTAGCCCGTCTCGCGTATGATCTTCGCGACGCTCGGATACGCCTCCGCTGTCGCGTTCGCGTGGTGGCACAGGTTCAGGAGCACGAACTTCCAGCTTCTGCGCTTCGGGTCGCACGGTGCCGCCCACACGATTCTTTCGAGGTCGGCTCTCATGTCTCCTCGGTCTTCCTCCGTGTCCGCCGCTCTCGCTCCTTGAGGCGCTTCTCGACCATCTGCCTGAACACCGTCGCCGAGACGGGATCCTTTATGATGCCAAAGAACGCCATGTAGAGCTGGTTGATCCTCTTCTGGGCCTTTTGCCGTCCGGTCACGCCGAAGCGCTGCGCGGCCTTCTCGAGCCCGCTGTACTGCGCCTCGTCGTACCTGACGGGATAGACCCTGCCCTGCTCTCGCGTCACTACACGCACTCCCTGGCGAGTATCTGCCCGCCCTTGCCGTACCTCGCAGGCAGCCTGTGCCCGTTCTCGAGGTAGTCGGTGTACATCTGCTTCACCGCGTCGCTCGTCACCGGGTGCGCGAGGAGGTCTGGGCACTTCTCGAAGATGCGCCTCAGCATCTTCGCGCTCGGCCTCTCGTCCTTCAGCACCTTGTACACGCTCTGCGGCGTGGGGCTGCGCCCCGTCGTCTCGTCCTTCAGGTTCACCTGCACGGCGTGGTAGAAGCCGATGAATATGTTCTTCGGCCCCACGCTCAGCGGCAGCGCCCTTGGCAGTCCTTTTCTCATCTTTCCGGTCCTCCTTGGTTTTTAGAATAAACTTCCTTGCCTCGCCTCGCCCGGTCTCGCCGGTCGCGTCGGCTTCGGCGTCTCAACAGGCTTCGGCGGTGTCGCGGGCTTTGCCTCAGCCTTGACGGTCGAGCTGCGCTCGACCCTCCTCTCGGCCTTGCCCATGTCGCCGAAGCCGATATTGCACCCCTTTGTGCCGTTGCTCCGCTGATGCCAGTACTTGCCGAACGCCCACTCGCAGTTTCTCCGCTGCGGGCACCACCCGCACTCGTACTTGAATTCGCCCATCATCTACCTACCTTCCTGCGTCCTCTGGGGGGGGGTAGAATCGCCGCGCGTATCGCGTAGCGTTCGCCCTTGAGCTTCACGACCTCGCGGCAGAGCATCATCCCGTGCGGCGCCATCTCGTAGATCTCGCCCACCTTCGGTATGTACCCGAACCTGTCGGTCGTATACATGTGCACTATGCTCACGGCTCGCCTCCCGGGTTCTGCTCGCCGCGCGTCCGCGCGGCCTTCATCTCCAGCTTGATCTTTATGTTGCCGTCCCTTCTCGCGTCCGGGTGCATGCAGCAGATCAGCACCTCGACGTTTCCGTCGTAGGAGACTCCGTACAGCTTCGGCGTCTCGCCCTCGTGCGTCAACTTCCACTTGCCTGCGATCCCGACGGCCTCGTGCCCCTTCTTGAGCAGCCCGAAATCGAGGAGTGTGAGCCTGTCTCCGGCTTTGACGTCGGCCAGACACCTGAAGTCCTCCTCGGTCGGCGGCGTTCCCTCGATGTCCTCCTTGGTCAGGAGTTCGCCCCTGAGCCTGTATACCGTCTCGCCGCAGTGCGGGCAGATCATCTCTTCCGCTTGCTTGAAGTCGTCCTCCACATCGGCCTTGTGCTCCGCGACCGCCTCGTCTAACGCCTTCTTGAAGTCGAGCATCGACTCGTATATGGCGCTATCGAACTGCCACCATTCGCCCTCGTCCTTCCGTGCGGCCTCGTATATCCCTTCGAGGCCTTCCAGCGGCCAGCCTTCAGGCACGTCGTCCTGAAGGTCGGCCTCCTTTATGCGAATCGCGCTCCTGCCGTCCGACGCGTATATCGCGCCGCCCTTCACGCAGACCTTCTTGAGCACCGTCCGGCAGTCGTCGTCCCTTATCAGGAACGGCTCCGTCATCTTCAGCCTGATCTCTTTCCCGGTCATCGCTCGCCTCCCTCCCTCGGCCAGTAGCCCGAGCAGGCGTCGACGATCATCTCGTCGTCTCGGCACTCGTCGGCGTTCGCGCAGCTGTCGCAGAGCGAAGCGTCTTCGTCCTTCTCGACGATCACTCCGTGGTTGTCGGTTGTCATGCCTCACCTCCCGGGTTCTGCTCGCCGCGCGTCCGCGCGGCCTTCTTCTTGGGCAGTATTTGATTGAGATAATCGCGCAATCTCACTAGCGTCCGTGTCGACGCGCTGAAATTTTGCGCAACATAGAATTCGATTGCCTTGTTGTAGTACTCGTAAACCTTGTCGATTTGCTTCCCGCGCTTGTGGTTGAGCTTTGTCATGGTGTCGATCATGCCTCGCCTCCTTCCTCGTCCACTCGCGCCGCGTACCAGTCGGCGAAGTGCGTTGCGATTACCACGCTTCCGCATCCCTTTATGGCCGCGTCGAATTCGTTCTGCGTGTATTCCTTCCCGACTCCGAACTGGCCCATGTGGAACGTTATGGCGATTATCTCGTTCTTCTTCAGCTGTATCCCCAGCTCCGCCGCAATCGCGACCGACGCCGCGCCATGTCCTGGGTATGGCGGCTGCACGTATTCCCACTTCGGTGGCTCGTCTCCGCTTGATACGGTGCGGTCGGACCTGTTTGACAGTCTGTAGCATTGACACTTCACGAGGTCGTGCAGCATGCCGACGAGGTATGGCGACTCCGGCCTCGGCCACACGACGCCCAGCGCGTCCGTGAGCTCGCATAGCCGCCTTGTCACGTTTATGCTGTGCGTCACCAGTCCGCCCCGCTCGGCGAGGTGGTGCCCTTTGCTGGCCGGTTGGCTGAAGTAGCCGATCTCGCACAGCTTGTCGATGTCGTTCTCGGTGAGCCCGGCCATCCTCATGTATTGCGCGATTCGCGTGTTCATTCCTCACCTCGCCTTACGAGTTTGAATCCGCGTTTCGGCTCAAACCTTCTGCACTTTGCGCGAAATTCTTTTTTGATGCAGATGCAGCAGAACTTCGACGCGAGGCGGCAGTAGTCAGTGCAGTTGTCGCCGCTGAGTTTGAAGAAGCCCTCCTCGGTTTTTTCTTCTTGACCGTCTTTTACTGGCCCTTCATAGATGTTGCCTGTTCTAACGTCCATTTATTCATCCTCCTCCGGCTTGTCGGGTGTGTTGGTGTCGTCGTTCGCCTGCTGCATCTTGTAGTCGACGAGGTGCCTGGGGTCCACCACCGGCGGCTCGCGCCTCCCTGCGCCCGCGACGATCACGTCGAACGTCTGCTGCCTTGGATCCTCCTCTTCGCCCTCCGGCGGCTGCGTGGCGTCCTTGCCCTCGCCGCCCGGGTAGACAACCTCCGGCTCGACCATCTCCGGCGCGGTCGGATCCCACAGGCTCCTGATCCTCGCCTCGAGATCCTTCGCCGCCTTCTCGAAGCGAGCCCGCGTCTCGTATTCGTTCTTGCGGTCCTCCTCGCTCCACGGTTCGCCGCAGAGCCCTTCGAGCTCCTCGATTGCGACGCCCTTCTTCTTGGCCTCCTCGCGCAGTATCTTCTCCGACACGGCGCTCGTCTCCCAGATGAGCTCGCGGAGCTCGAGCCACTTCTTCGCTATCTTCTTGCGGCGGTCGTCTTCGCAGTTCTTGGGACCCATCACCGAGCGGTATGTCGGCGTCTCGTAGAGTTCCCACATCAGCGCGACCATCTCCTGTATCGTCGCGAGGTGCTCTATCCAGCCCCTGCGCGTCAGCTTCAGCGTCTCGGTCATCGCCTCACCGCCTTCCCTTGAGCGCCCGCGTGATCGCGTCGCGCGTCTTCTTGTTGGCGAACTTCATCAGCTCTTCGAGCTGCTTGCGTTCTCGTGTCGTGCTTCGTTTCATCGGTTGGTCCTTCCTTGTTTGGTTTGTTTGATGACATTGAATATCTCCGCCGCGTCTGCGGCGTTCGCTTCGCAGGCCGCGCTCACGCAGTACTTGCCGTCCTCTGCGTTGATGGTCGCGAACTCTCGGCCCATGTCCATGTCGGGATGTATCTTGCCGGTCATCAGTTCGCTCACCGCCGCGAACTGCACCGTCCGCCCCTGCCGCCCTATCGGGACGACCACGAGCTTCCCCGCGCCCTCCAGGCATGCCGTCGCGTAGTACGCCCTCCCTATCTCGAAGTTCGTCATTCCTCACCCCCTCCTGTGCTGCCCTTCGCCATCGCGCTCAGCGTCCGCCCCGCGTCCGCGAGCCTTATGAGTGTGTCCCCCAGCCCGCTCAGGATCATGCGGGCCATGCGCCCCAGCTCCGCGTCTCGGTAGAGCTGCTCGAGGTGCCGCCTCGATCCCTCCGCCCGCTTCGCGCGGTACTCCGGATCGTCCTTGTGCGCCTTGACGTACTCGTTCAGCCTGAGGGTGTTCCGCGCCACCCTGTTCGCCCGCGTCTTCGCGCTCATCCGTTTCTTCTTCATTCGGTCCTTCCTTCTGTGGTGAGTAGTCACCTCTTTGGTAAATTTATACGCCGTAGTTGAGGTGAGTAGTCACCCCGTGGGAATTAGTGGGTTTGAGCATGATGCGCAAGACTTCCTCCGGTGTTCGGTTGGAAGCCTTTGCGATCTTCTCTATGGTGGTTCGCGTCTCTGGTTTGAGGTGTTCGAGCTTGGGCATGGTTATTTTCCTTTGTTGAGTTTTTTCTTGGCGCGGTAGGCGTCGGCGTATGCGGCGACCACCGCTCTGTATTTTGGTGCGACCTCGCCGTCGCACATGACTCCCGCTCGCAGGGCTTCGTTCAGTATTCCGTTGCGGACGAGATCCATCATGTTCGTCTTCAGCTCGTTGGCCGTCACTTGCGCGAGAGCCTTCAGTTCTGGCGTGATGTAGCCCGAGAATCCCACGAGGTCTTCGTGGTGTTGTCCGTGTCTGTTTTTTCGCTCCGTCATCCTATTTCCCCTTTCCGGTGTGTAGTATACCACAAGGTGAGTAGTCACCGCAAGTGGAAAGTTTATACTTTTTTTATACACCCCTCTCGCGCGGTTTGGTATAATACTTTCCATGAATGGCTTGGTTGGTGAGGTTTATTGCGATGTCTCTTTGCGGACTCAGATCCAGAATGGTCGCAACGTTGGCGACGCTGGTTTGCTCGAAGAGGCGCTCGACTACTTCTATGCTGAGTGCGTCGTGAAGCGCAGGCGCGTGGTTGATGTCGGTGCCAATATTTACTTGACTGAGTTCTGTGGTGTTGAGGGTGTGGTTGCGGGCGCGATCATTGGGTGTTACCTTTCTGGGCGTCTTGCTTCTATTGACCCCGCCCTGTCCAGGCGTCTTTCGGTAGAGTCCCCGAGTGCCTTCGAGCGAACCGCTTGGTGCTATGTGATTAGGCTTTGTGGTTTGCATCCCTAGCCTGTCCGGTTCTCGCGGCGTCAGCCGCGAGCCCCCTTCACGTACACCGTGTCGCAGTCGGTCGTGATCTCCCACTCTGGATGCGCCGCCCTCAGGTCTGCGGCTGCGGCCTGCGTCTGCCACGCCGCCCTCGTGTGGCCTGTGCATGTCCACCCGAGCTCTGCCCTGCCGAGCAGCCTGACCTTCGTCTCGATCTCCTTCATCGTCTCCGGGTCTTGGTGAGGTAGCGTGTTGAGCCTCCACACCTTCGGCGTCGCCTCGATCTCGACGACCCTCCAGCGCAGCTCCTCGAATCTCTCGAGCGGCGTCTGCCCTTCGACGTTGAGGTATGAGGCCCGCCAGCGCTCGTCCTCGCTCCACGGCTTCGGATGCTCCTTCAGCCACGCTTCGTTCTCTCTCGTTCGCGCCTCAGCCCTCTCGCGCATCGCCGCGAGCTCGGCTTCAGCCTCCTCCCGCGAGGCGTGTTCCGTCTCGCTGCTCCATGTGTATGGCTGGTAGCTTACTACCTTCCACATCTTTGTTTTGGTCTCGTTCATTGTTTGTTTCCTTTCTGCCCATTGGGGGCTTTGATTACGCCTATAGTATATCAAATCGGAATTTCGGGTCGAGCCATTTTCACGCCCTGTGCCCGATTTACCCCTGCAAACATTGGGAAACAACCGCCCCGCCCTCAGGACTTGACAGCCATTCATGCGGGTCAAAGTGATGCGAAGGGCGGAACCGACCTCGATTCCGCCCCCTGTTTATGCGGGTTGAAAAAATTTCAAATTATTTTTTCGGCCTCTAGTTCCGATGAGCTTGCTCGTCGGTCATTCCATCGCCTCGACCGCCGCCTTGAGGCTCGCCCAGTCGTGGTTGTAGATCCGCTCGGTCTCGCCTACCGTCCAGCCGCCGAGGGCCATTCTCGTGTCCTTGTCAATTCCGGCCTCGCTCAGCCTCGTTGCGAAGGTGTGTCGCCAGCAGTGGAAGCTCAACTTGTACTTCCCGCCTCCGTCGTCCTTGACTCCCGCCTCCTCGAGTATCTTTGAGAATGGCTTGTCGCCCTTGAAGTATTTCTTTCCGTTGTGCTTCGCCCTCTCTGGCAGCACCCACTCCTTCGCCTCGTCAGTCCCGATGGCCGAATTGCGTTTGGCCAGCCACGCCATCAGCTCCGCCAGCCTCTTGTGCATCGGCAGTCCGACTTCGATTCCGTGCCGCGCCGTCTTGACCGGCTTGATCACGAGCCGGTTGTTCTTCAAATCCACCTGGCTCCACTTGAGTCCCTTGACGTCCGTCATCCTGAGGCCCGTGTATCTTGCGATGACGCACATCTCATACCACTCGTGCCCGACCGCCTTGGCCGCCTCGAAGATCCGCTCCTCCTCCTCGCGGGTGAAGGCGCGCCCGGTCTGCTCTTGATCCCTGTCGCGCTGCACCCTCGGAACGCTCCACGGATTCGTCGCCGCCTTGCCGCGCTTCATCAGCATCTCCCAGACCGTCCCCAGCTCGCTCATGTAGGCATTGCGCGTCTTGTTCGTCACATCCGACTCCCTGCCCACGTATTCGTTGAATTGCCACGCTACAGCCACCGTGACGTCTTCCGTGGTCCTCGCGCGTGTATTCTCCTTCGCCCATATCGCGAAGCGTCCTGCGAGGTTTACGCGCGTCTTGAGCGTCTTCGCTCCGAGCTTCCGCCTCTCGTTCTCGACCGCCGCCTGGTAGAATGCACCCACCTCCTCGAGCGGCAGCCCCATCTCCTCCTTGCCGAGGACGCTGTCCAAGAGTGCGACCATCTTCTCGCGGCTCGTCTCGCCCCTGTTCACCCGCATGAATCCCTGCTCAATGATCCGCGCTGCCGCCAGGTCTTTCGTCCCTGTCGACTTCCGTATCCGCCGCATCCCCTTGCCCCGGTATATGTTCATATACCAGTACTCGCTGCCCGGCTTCTTGTACAGGCTCAT